ACGCATCCATCGTTCGCCGGTTCCTGGGTGCCAGCGGCGACGGCATATCACAACCCGTCCGCCAATATCGTCTACCAGTTGCAGTCCGACGGGGCAGCAGTCACGTTCGAACTGCTGACGCAGGGGACGAGCGATTACGACTCGATGTATGTTGCCGTGCCGGGCGGCGGATCGAGCATCGTGAATCTGAGCCGAACGACGGCGAATCTGAATGGTGCGTCAGCCCAGGCGTACGTGCGCGTTCGACAGCCGAACAGCGACCGCTGGCTCAACGCGTGGACCACGCGCGCGAACGCCTCGGTTTCCACGTCGATCAATATCGCCATCAATTACATAGCCATCGCGGCTGGGATCGAGAACGACGGCGGTGGGGCTGACCCGGCGACGGTGACGTTCGATGATATCGGATCGCCGGTCCGGACCACCATCAACGCGCCGCCGACGGTCGTGGTGGGTGCGCCGCAAAATTACGACTATTACGCAGGCAATTACACCATTGGTGCGTACACGATCAATTTCCCCGGGACGTTCGCGCCGGACGCAACGTTGACGCTCGATTGCGAGACGGGCATACCGACGACGAGCGGCAGCGGGCCGATTTACAACAGCCCGCTGCCGACGACGGCGGCCGGCTGGCCGGTGCTGAATCCGGGGGCGAACACCGTGACCGATGGGCTGGGGGCGACCGACGTGATCAAACACCGGAATGCGTTTGGCTGATGGCGACGGTGGTGTTCCGGCGTGGAGCGGCGATGGTTTACGCGGAGGCGTGGTGTCAACGCGAATGGACGATAGCCGCGTTGGGGGAGCCAGGGATGGCCACGGTGACGCTGTCCTACTCCGATCCGGCGGCCAGCGCGGCATATATCGATCCGGCGGGCGGGAGCTGGCTGGAGATCGTCGGCGCGGGAGGATGTGGCGGTTGGGTGGGGGTTATCGATCAGCCGCAATTCGACGTGGACCGGTTGGTGATCACGGCGCGACAGCCGTGGGTACTTCTCTCGGGTCGGGTGATGCGCTGGGAGACGATATTTCGGCACCCGACATCGCCGGGCTATATCGCAGGACGGGTGCTGCGCGAGGCGCTGTCGGGGATTGGATGGTTCAACACGCGTTACCTGCCCGCGGACGGCTCGGACGCGCCGCTGCGCAATTACCAGTTCACGGGGCAGGATGCCTGGTCGATCCTGGTGGAATTGATGGAGCAATCGACGAGCGAGTTGTGGATCGATGCGGAAAACGGCGACGTGCGCTGGATGGGGGCATTGGCGGGACCGGGACAGCTGGCAATTCCGCTGGTCGCGGACGGCAACCTGCTGCAATGGGTGTACCAATCGAGCGGGGATGACTGGGCGGCGGAGGTGGTCGTAAAACGCGGGACCGAGCGGTACAGCCTGAGTGACGGCGGAGCGACGTTGTCCCGGCCAGCCCAGGTGACGATCACGACGGAAGCAGGCGCATCGCTGTATCTGGCGGCGCGGGATGAGTTGCTGCGCCGGACGAATCCGCGAGTAACCGTGCGGGGTGGAGTGGGACCGGAGTTGTGGAATATCCGCGAGGGGATGTTCGCGCAGGTGTACCTGCCCGGCGTGGGATTCGGCGGGCGGCGCCACACCTGCCGGGTGCTGCGACGGCAACTCTCGGATGACAACGAGTTGATGCAGGTGGAGATGCAGGCGATCGAGCCGGCGGTGGGAGTGCGGGTAGCGCCTCCAGAGCGGGCGACGAGTGGGGGTAATGCCGGGGCGCGGCCCCGAGGGAGTTTTCGGCAGCGGCTGCGCGCGAATGAGCGGCGGGCGCATAACACGTGGTTGCGGGAGCACTAACGTGGATCGGCGCGAACGGCTGTTACGGGCAATGAACCCGCCGGGGAAACGGCCATGGTCTGCGGATGCGCAAGCGCTGAATCTGCTGCTGTGCGAATTGCAATTGAACCCGCCGGCCGGGTGGCGCGTGAATTACGAACTCGCCGACGACGCGCCACGGGACGATGGGTTGGATAACCGGGAATTATTCGCGGCGGAGCAGCGGGAGCGCTGGGGGCAGACGTTCCGGGATCGGCACGTTCGGCTGAAGGATCAAGACGCGGCGGAGGACTTGGCTGCAATGCCGTCGGCCGGCCACCACGTGCTGCTGGAACTGGTGCACGAGGAGACCGATGCGCGAGTGTACCGCTGGGTGGACCGGGAGGAACTGATCGCGCTCGCGCGCGACGCGACACGAACGAGGGCGCAAAAACTGGCGGACCTGCGCGCGCATGCGAATAGCGCAATTGCTGGGAGTAGCGCGCGGGTGGCGCGCGCGCGACAACGGCTCGAAGCTGCCGGCGCGGGCCGGCGTGGGCAATAGGAGGAACCGATGCGACGGATGATCCTGGCAATGGTGGTGGTGGCTATGGCAGCGGCGGTTGCTGCGCCGGCGACGGCGCTGGCGGGGGTGAAGCACCCCAGCCGGCATGAGCGGTGCTCCGTCAGCCCAGGCGCACAGCGGGAATACGCGGCTCTGGCGCAGTACGTCGTTGCCTCGTATGAGACGGTCGCGCCGGAGGACGCGAGCGCGGTGTTGCGCCGCGAGATCCGCAAGGCGGCGTATTTCGGACGCTTGACCTGTTTCGTCACCCTGATGGAGCGGCAGATCACGCGGGTGGCGACGGAGCAGGGCGAGGATGCGGCGGCGGCGGTCGCCTGGTTCCGGGCCGTGGTGGCGCTGAACACGTAGGCAGGATGCATGAGTGGTGACGATCTCGCGCCAATCCTGGCGCGGCTGGCGCGGCTGGAGGAGCGAGTGACGACGTTGGAGCGGTCTGTGGCGACGTCGACATCGGCGCTGCCAATGCTCGTGCGCGAGATTGTCACCTCAGCGCTGCATGAGGCGTTGCCCAGCATGCTGGCGCAACGCGACGAGCGGCAAGAGGACCTGCGGGCGGCGGAGAACTGGCGGGCGCTGGAGGAAACGGCGCGCCGGTTTGCGCGGGCGATCATCCTGGCGTTTGCGGGAGCATTAGGTGCGTCGTTGTTCGTTTTGGTACAGCGATGGTTGTCCTAATCGTGGTCATCGGCGGGTTATACGCTGCATTGACGGTGACGCTGCTGACGCTGGCATGGATGCGTTGGACGGCCGGCCGGCCGGCCGAGGCGCTGGTCACTGGGCTGTGGGCGCTGCTGGTTCTGCGCATCAGCCTGCGCTGGTTCGATCTGAACGGGATTGGCCTGGGGATCGTGGGACGCGTGGTGACGAACGAGGGGCTGATCGCGGCGCAATTGGCGGTGTTGCTGGTGAGCACCACCTACGCGACGTTGGTGGAGTTTGACCAGCGAAAGCGGAACAGATGCTGATGGCGCGGTACGACGCGGAGACGCCGGTGCTGGGGGACGGGACGGCGAGCGCGGCGCAGATCGAACGCTGGTTTGCCCAGCGGGGGCCGGGGTATGCCGCGCGCTACGCGCCGGATGGGCAGTACTGGCCGGCTCCGGCGGGCATCGGCGCGGCGATCGTCACCGAGGCGCGGCGGCTGGGCATCAACCATGACCTGGCGGCGGCGCAGATCCTGCACGAAACGGCGGCGTGGCAGTCGCGATTTGCACGGGAACGCAACAACCCCGGCGGGCTAGGAGCGGTGAACAACAATCCGGACGCCGCGTTACGGTTCGCCACGCCGGCCGAGGGTATCCGGGCGCATATGGCGCATCTGGCGACCTATGCACGGGGCGAAGGACCGTGGACGGCGGACGACCCGAGGTATGCGGCGACGCCGCCAGCCTGGCGCGGTTCGGTGCGCGTACTGCGCGATCTGGACGGTAAATGGGCATACCCCGGCATCGGCTACGGGGCAGGCATCGCGCGGCTGGCGAATCAGCTGCTCACGGTGGAGGTTGGGCCGATGGCATTCGAGATGCCGGACAACATCAACGGAATACCCGTCCGGAAATCGTTCATCCCGGCCGGCAATAGCAACCGGCCTGGGCTGCCGGTGACGCCTGAAGGCGCGCAGTGGATCACCGTGCACGAGACGGGCAACCCATCTCCGGGGGCGAACGCGGAGATGCACCGGCGGTTCACCCACAACGGCGGTGGCGCGAGTCCGGGCAATCCCGGCGTGTCGTTTACGTTCGTCGTGGATGACAGCGAGATCGTCTGGCTTGTGCCGTTGGAGGAACGCACCTGGCAGGCGAGCGACGGCGCGGACGGGCCTGGCAACAGTAGCACCAGCATTGAGACGTGCATCAACAGCGACGGCGACGACGCGAAGACGAGGGAACACCTCGCGCAGCTCGTGGCATGGCTGGCAACGCATCATCCCCAAAAATCAACCGAACGGGTCGCCCAGCACAATAAATGGGCGCGGGACGGGAAGGACTGTCCGGCACGGATGAGGGCGAACGGCGGCGTGGGGTGGAATGCGCTGATGGCACGGGTGAGGGAAATTGCTGCGACGGAACCGCTGTACCTCACGTACGCCGATGGCACGCGCTGCCCGCATCCGGTGATCGCCGGGTTCCGCGCCTGGGTCGAGGCGCAGGGGCGGGCGCGGGGCGGGGACGACCAAAACGCGGCGATGCTGAGCGTGACGGGGTATCCGCTGGAGGCGGAGTGGCGCGGCGCGGATGGGCTCACGTATCAGCGGTTCGAGCGGCTGACGCTCCAATGGACGCCGGATCAGGCTCCGCCATGGGACATCGTGGTATTGCCGTGCAGCGCGTCGCTGCCGGCGCGAGCGGAATTGGAGTAGTACATGCGGGACGAGAACGGGACGTTGTATCTGACGGCGGCGGATGGGGGCGATTGGCCGGTGCCGATCACCGGTGGTTTCCGGCAATACGTGATTGATCTGGGGAGCGCGCGGTATCCAGCGGACGTGAACGCGGGCATCCTCAGCGTGTTCGGGTACCCGCTGGAGGCGGAGTTCCTGGGGCAGGACGGGCTGGTGTACCAGCGATTCGAGAGAGCGGTGTTGCAGTGGACGCCTGGGGTTGCTCCGCCATGGGACATCGTGCAGGTGCGCGAGGACGATCCGATCCCGCCGCCACGCCTGGTGGGGGCATGAGGCGTCGGGTTGGCAGTTGGCCGTCGCCAGCGATGGGCATGGGGCTGATCGCGACCACGCCGTCCGAGCCCGCGCAACGGCTGGCGGCGGCGGTGTTGCTCCAGGCGTGCGCGGACGCGCGGCAGCGGCGGAACAGCCTGTTGCGGGCCGAGGCGCTCATGTGGATGCGGCGAGAGAGCGATAGCTGGCTGGCGCTGCTCTGCCCGCCTGGCCGCGATCTGCACGCGCTGCATCGAGCCTATCTGGCGCTGGCGGAGCAGGGGTGATGTGCGAGGCGACCGGCCGCGACCCGGGAGACGAGGACGACGGCGCGCAGATGCCACGGCGGGTGTACGACGACGGAGCGGTGCACGCGGTGCTCGGCGTCCGCACGGTGCTGTGGCTGGAGGAGCACCGCGACCGGCTGATCCAGGAAGAATACGGCGTATCGCCGCGGCGGCTCCTGTTCTGGCGCTGGCTGTATGCCCGGGGGGCGTTGCGGGATGACTGACGCGGCGACGATCACCATCGGCGGAGTGACGGCGCTATCGGTGCAAATGGTGATTATGGCGCAGTTGCGCCGGCTGACCCGGGCCGGCAGCCGGGCCGACCGGTTGTTCGACTGGCTCAACTACCCGGTCGCGTTCGCGCTGGTGACGCTGGCCGATCCGCCGTGGCCAGTGTGGTCGTGGGCGGAATGGCAGCAGTGGGGCATGTTGGGCTTGGCGCTGGCGACGTTGGCCAGCGTGACAGCGAAGAAGACGGGCGATGCGAAACCGCGCGGCTTGCTGAACGGAGGCGACACATGACCATGCGGCAATGGATATGGGGGCTGGTGATGGCGGTACTCGCCGCTGCGCTCTCGTACATCTTGGCGAATGACCCGTCGGCGGCGCTGGCGACGGGAGCGGCAGCCGGCGGCGCGTGGTTCGGCGGAGCGTTCAGCATCCTGCGGAGGCTGCGTGGCTAGCCGGTGGCTGGAGGTGGTGGAGAGCGTGGCCGATGCCGGCATGCGCCGTTATCGGCTGTCGCCGCGCCAGCGGCAGGTGGCCTGGCTGATACTGGCGGGGCGGACAAACGCGGAGATCGCCGAGGCGCTGTACATCACCGAACGGACGGTGAAGAATCAGGTGACGCTGATGACGCGGCGGATCGGCATGGAAAACACGCGGGGGAGCGTGCGGGCGGCAATCATCGCACGGCTGCTGCGCATTGAGGGGGTGGCTGAGCGCGGGCTGCGCGAGTGCACGGAGTGGGTGGAGCAGACAGGAGCAGAGCGATGGCGGGATTGACCAACGCGGCGAAAAACATCGGCATCGACGCGATTACAGCCGCGGCGACGCATATCTCGCTGCACGCTGGGCACCCGGGGACGACCGGCGTGAATGAGCTGAGCGGCGGGAGTTATGCCCGGCAGGCCTGCGCGTACGACGCGGCGGCGAGCGGCGCGACGCAGAACGCGGCGCAGGAGCAGTTCACCGGGCTGCCGGAGCAGACGAGTTCGAACCCGATCACACACATCGGGCTGTGGAGCGCGGCGACGGCGGGGACGTTTTATGGCAGCGCGCCGCTGGGCGGCGCGGCGGACGTGTTCACGGCCGATGCCGCGACAGACGTGTTCACGGCCCCCAGCCACGGGCTGGCCGACGGGAACCGCGTGGAACTGGAGGCCCCCAGCGGCGCAACGTTGCCCGCTGGGGTGAGCGTGAACACGATCTATTTCGTGCGGGATAGCACGACGAATACGTTCAAATTAGCGGCCACGTCGGGCGGTGCGGCGATCGACATCACCAGCAACGGATCGGGCGTGGTGCGGTTCATCAACGCGAAAACGTGTAACGCTGGCGACACGTTCACCATCGCCGACGGTGACCTCGACATCGTGTTCGCTTAGCCGACTGGAGGAGTTACATGCGCGACCGACGACGATGGACATTGGGCCTGGCGCTGGCCACGGCGGCGGTCGCGCTGCCGGCGCTGGCGCTGACATCAGGCGCGGAGCACGCGCCGGGGCATATCGCGTTGACCCCGGGCGAAACGTACACGATCACCTGCGAGACGGCGTTCGAAGAACTGGCGTACCAGCAGGAGCCGGGCTCGTGGGAGGTGACCTGCCGGCCGCTGCCGGCCACGGCCACGTCGGAGCCGACCGCAACCGCGACGGCCACGCACGCGATGCCTACGCCTGGGGTGACGCTCGGCTGGCACGGCCCGGCCAGCCATGACGGGCTGAACGCGCACGAGCACGGCGACGCGCCGCCCGCCTGGGTGCTGGCGTCGGAGCATCCGCCGTTTACCCAAACCCGCGAATCGCACACCGGCTACAAAGGCGCGTATGACGTCTCCCCAGGCGGGGCCCAGTCCTACCTGATCGCCCACATCGTCAGCACGGAGATGGCGCGGATGCACGGCGATCACGATTACCAGTTATGGCTACGCGACCCCGAGAGTGGCCAGGTGTGGTACTGGGAGGGCGTGCTCTGTTTCGCCGAACCGTGTACCGCGCCGATCCCGGAGCGCACGAGCGATACCGGTGAGCGGCCGATCGCGCTGGGTGAGCGTAGCCCGAGCGACGGCTGCGAGACGTGGTACGACGTGCCTGGCGGGGTAGTCGACGTGGGCTGGACGATGTGCCAGCGCTACCAACGGTTCGACGGCTCCGTGCTGGGCGGCGACGGTTCGTTCCGGACGGTGGATTGGATCATCCCGTGTGGGGGACTGCCGCAGGCGCTGCAGGACAACTGCCGCAACGAGTTCGGCGTGCGCCGGCTTTCGTTCCTGGTGCAGAGCCGGGAATATGAGACCGGCGGCAGCGTGGAACCCGTGAACTGAGATGGCCACGGCCAGCGAGAATTTCACGGCCGCTAACGGCACGGCGATTTCTTCGCTGGCCAATTGGGAGTACGTGCGCGGCAGCGGTTCCGACCTCCAGGTGCAGTCGAACGGGCTGACCTGGGACGGAACGACCAACGACGACGTTGGCGCGCGCTGGAAAACGTCGTCCGCATCGTTCAGCGCCAACCATTTTGCGCGGCTGCGGTTCGCCAGCGTGGCAGCGCAGGATTCTGGCCTCGGCGTGGGCGTGCGCATGGGCGCGGCGGGCAGCAGCGCGTATTACGGGTTTTACGTCCAGGGCAACGGCAACGCCGCCTGGACGTTCCGACACTCGGGCACATTCAGCGAGCTGAGCAATACAGGCACGGGATTTGCCACGCCGCCTGACCTGACGACGAGCGACGACATCGCGTTGTACGTCGTGGGACAGGCGCTGTTACCGCTGCTCACCGGCGAATTGTATGCGCGAGATGTGGCTGAGCAGCGCGAATACGGGGTCGTCGATGGCAACCTGACCAGCGGCCAGCCAGGAGTGGCTGCCTGGGACGGGGGCGTCGGCAACCAGAGCATGCGCGGGGACGACTGGACGGCCGGGGACCTGCAGCACGCGCTGCCGACCTCGACCGTCTCGAACTCCGGGTCGTGGACGATCACGGGGGCCTCGACGGTGCACGAGGCGCTGGACGAGGCGGCGACGGCGATCGACACGACGACCTACGTGACGACGCCGGGCAACCCGAACAACGCAGCGTTCGAGGTGGCGCTGGGAAGTCTCTCGGCGCCCAGCGTGGATGACGACCACGTGGTCATGGTGTACGCGCAGTTCGTCTCCGGCGGGCGTACGCTGTCGCTGCAGATCGAGGTGTACCAGGGGACGACGCAGATCGCCACGCGCACGGTGAGCAACATCACCAGCGCGACGACCGCCTGGCAGCTGCTCGGCTACCGACTGACAACGAGCGAGGCGGCGGCGATCACGGACTACAGCAACCTGCGGGTGCGGGTGACGTGCAACGCGACCGGAACAGGCGCGAGCACGACGCTGCGCGTGTCGTGGATCACGCTGGTCTGTCCGACGGCGACTGGCGCGGCTGCTGCGTCGCTGCCAATCCGGCGGCGGGCTACGCGCGTGTGGATCAGGAGCATTGGGTATGGGACGTATTTACTCCGTTGCCTATCAGGGCACATTGGCCACGGCCGGCGGCGACGCCGACCTGCTGGAGCTGCTGCCGGCGGATGACAAACCCGTCAGGTTGCGGGGGATCATGCTTTCGCAGATCAGCGAGGTGGCCGACGCGGCGGAGGAGGGGCTGCGTATCAGCATCCTGCGCTTGCCGGCCACGGTGACGAGCGGCTCGGGCGGCTCGGCGGTGACGCCCGCGCCGGTGGACAGCGCCGACGCGGCGGCCGGCGTCGCGGCCGAGTGCAACAACGCGACCGTCGCGACGACGACCGGCACGGCGGTGACGCTGGCCGAATTCGGCTGGAATATCCGGTTGTCGCCGCTCGACCTCTGGTTTCCCGACCCGGCGTTCGCGCCGAAAGCGAAACAGGGGGAAGCGCTGATCGTGCGCTCGCAAACGACGCCGGCGGACGACATCACCGTGCAACTGACGTTTTGGATCGAGGAGGAGTGAAATAGCCCGTGCCGGCGTGGCGACGGACAATTTATCGCCCGCGCCGGCGGCGGCGATTCCTGCCATCGGCGGCGCCTGGGGCTGGTGAGATATTCGGCGATGGGCTGCTGAGCGCGACGCCGAATCTGGCTGGCGCGGCGACGCTGGAGATGGCCGGCAGCGCTCCGGTCAGCGCCACGGGGCAGCTTGCGACAGCAGCGCTGGTCGAGACGGTTTCCCCAGGCGCGCTCGGGAGCGCGGCGACGCTGACGGCGGCTGGCGCGGCGGATATTCCCGGCGCGGGACTGACGCTGGCGACGGGGCAGATTGCGGCGACGGCGACGCCCGAGGTGGTGGCCAGCGGGGTCGTCGCGGTCGGCGCGCTGGCCACGGCGCAGCCGGCGGTGGGCGTCGTCGCCGACGGCCTGATTGCGGAGCGGCCGGCGCTCTCCGGCGCTGGGGCGCTGGGGACGACGGGCGCGGCGCTGGTCACCAGCGCGGGGGCGCTAGCCGGCGACGGGACGATCTCCGGCGGCAACGAGGTGCTCGGGGACGGGCTGCTGGCCGGCGGCGCATCGCTGTCCGGGCACGCTGGCGCGGATGTCCTGGCTGCGGGCAGTGCCGTCGCGCATGTGAGCACGGCCGGCGCTGGGGCGCTGGGGACGAGCGGCACGGGGCGGCTGGATGGAGCAGACCGGCTGCTGGCCGAGGCCACACTGGGGACGAGCGCGGCGGCGCTGCTGGCGGCCGGCGGCGTGGCCAGTGCGGCGGCGTTCGCTGGCACAGGCGCTCCGGGCGTGCTCAGCGGCGGATGCGAAGTACGGGCGGACGGCTCGGTATCGACGCCGCCGCCGGGCGATCCGCGCGTCATTCACGTGGCGGGGCGCGACGACGCGCTGGTACTGGTGAGCGGCCGGGATGACCGCATCGTGGCGGTGACGGGGCGGAATGATGCAGTCATTGCGGTGATGGGAGATGATGACATGCCGGTCGAGACGGACATCACGCTGTACATCGGCAGCGACCAGGTAGTGCGGATGACGATCCAGGGCACGGGGAGCATTGCGGGGCAAACGTTCCGGAGCGAAATCGCGCGGCGGTCGAATCCGGCACAGACAGTGCTCTCCCCAGCGGTGACGATCAATGACGCGGCAAACCGGATCGTGGACATGACCATCGCGGACACGGCGTGGCCGGCGAATCTGGCGGCAGGCAGCGATTACGCCTGGGATATCTGGCGCGACGACGACGGCAGCGACGTGCCGTTGGGATTTGGACGGGCGACATTGGTGCGCCTGCCGGGTTCGCAGTAATCTGCGGGCAGGCCAGATTGCGCGGCATGACCCGGAGCCCAGAGGCCGTGGGAACTGGCCGGCGGTCACGCATGGCCCGGCGGCGTGGCCGGGCCACCCAGTGCATATTTCTCCTCTCCCTCCTCCCTGTGCCAAACAGCGGGCGGCCGGCTGACAGCCACTGCCCGCTGTTTGGCTCCATCCATTTCCCCATCCAATAGGGGTTGCTCATACCATCCATTGTTCGTACACTGTGCACATGCGCGTGTTCAGCGCGCCGCAACTGGCGCACCGGCTGATTGGATCACCCGAATGGCGCCCGCCAATCCCCAAACGCGGGGAGCGGTATGGGGCTGATCCGGCCTGCTGGTTATGTGGCGGCGAGACCGGCGGGGTGGGCTGGCCCCAGCGTGGCCGGCCGGCGTTCGACCCGGCGACGTTCACCAACGTGAACGCGGCGGCCGTGCCGACGTCGCAGACGGTGTGCCAGGCGTGCGTCTATCTCTCGACGAACGAGGGGTGGCGCGACCACCTGGCGCGCGCGGGGCAGCCGCCCCCAGCCTCCCAGCGGCTCGGCTGGCGCAATTACTCGCATGCGTTCTCCCCAGGCATCCCCAGTGGCCACCGCCGGCTGGGGCGCGCCGACCTGCGCGAGTCGTTGCTCGATCCCCCAGCGCCTCCGTTCGTGCTCTGCATCGCCCTGACGGGGCAGAAACACACGATCTTCCGCGCCCAGATCGCCTACAGCAGCGGTACGTTCCCGGTGCAGGTCGAGGAGGACACGTTGATCGTGGACCGCGAGCGACTGCGCGCGTGCCTGACGGCGGTGGAGGCGGCGTTGGCGGCGGGGCTGACCCGCGATGACGTATTCAGCGGAGAGCCGCCACCGCACCGTATCGCCAGGCTGGGCATCCGGGAGTGGCGGCGGCTGGATGCCGAACTCGTCCACTGGCGCAACTACGAACGCGACCTGTTCCGGTTGGTATTGCATATCGCCCGGAGGTTGGATGGAGACGACGACGCGCACGCGCAATCTGCGCCTGCTGCAACGGTTCACCCTACGTAGCCCGCTCTCGCACATCGGCGAGTCGGAATCGACGACGTCATTCCTGGTGGAGGAGCCGATCCTCCAGCCGGACGAGTCAGTCGCGAGGGTATTCTGCTACTCAGGCAACGCCTGGCGGGGGCAATTGCGCGACCTGATGGCGACGTATTTGCTCCAGCGTCTGGGCAACCCGGTGATTTCGCTGGACGCGTTCCACCTGTTGTTCTCCGGCGGCGCGATCGGTGGGCAACAGCAGACCGACCTGGGGGTAGCGCGGGCGTATCGCCGGCTGCTGCCGATGCTGGCGCTGCTAGGCGGGGGGATCGGCAACCAGGTGCTGCCGGGGAAAATGCGCGTATCCAACGCCTACCCGGTATGCGTCGAGGCGCTGCCGGCGATTGATCCGTTCCACCGCCTGACGACGACCGTCTCCTACGCGGCGCTGACGTTCGAGAAATCGTTCTCGCGCAAGGACGACGCGAAAGACCCCGCCTACCTGCCGTACCTGGCGCAATCGGCTCCGGCGTTGACCCAGGGGGCGTTGTTGCCCAGCGACGAGTCGAAACCGGCGCGGGGGGATGCGCCGGCGCAGCAGATGCGCATGACGGTGGAGCTGCTCGCAGCGGGGACGCAATTGCTGGCGCACATCGACCTGCTCGACGTGACCGATGTGGAACTGGGCTGCCTGGTTTCGGGGCTGCATACGTTCAGCCGCTCGCCGCACATCGGCGGACAGGCGAACCGGGGGCATGGGCTGGTGACGCTGGAGACGGTGTTGGGGGACCTGGATACGGGAGAGGTGGTGCCCGAATTCGTCACCGTCGCCGACCGGTGTTTGTTGAGCCTGCCGGCGGCGTCGGCGAAGGATGCCTATGACCAGCACCTGCGCGGGATTTACGACGCAATGCTGGACGCGAACCAACCGGAGATCCGCCGCATGATCGGAGCCGGCGCGTGAGCGGGGAGTACATCTACGGGTTCGACACCGGGGATCTGCATGAGGCGACGGCGGCGTTGCTGGTGTATGCCACCTGGCGCTCGCGGGACCGCAACCGGTTCAAGATCACGCCGGACGTTTGGAGCCAGGTCGCGCGGTTCGTGCGCGCATCGGCGAAACGCTCGCGCACGTTGCCGGAGTTCCTCGACCGGTTGATGCCCAGGCTGGCCTGTGGCTCGCTCCACCCCAGGGCGGTGGAGGTGGGCATTCGTGGAGTGATCCCGTTGGTGGAGACGGCGGAGGGGGAGTACATCCAGCCGGGAGCGGACCCGGAGCAGCGCGAATTCCTCACCGGGGTGTTGCGCCGGGTGGACCACCGGCGGGTGCTCGATATCTACAACACGCAGTCGTCGCTGGTGATCGCGCTGGTGCGCGACCGGCTGGAGCGGGAACGGCCGGCCGAGCGGCGGTTCGAGACGGTGTTGGACACGATCGGCCATGAGGTGACCTGATGGAGCCGCTGCTGGTGACGGCGTGGCTCGTGAATGGGTATGCGGCCTCCGACCCGTGGTCGCCGGCGCTGGAGGGCATCCTGGCCTATTGGGCGCTGCGCGAGCAACTGGGGGAGGAGGAATTCGCGCTGGGCATGACCGGGCATCGGCCGGTGGTCGAGGCGGAACTGCCGCTGGCGCGGGAATCGTGGGAGGGGCACTGGTGGTGGTGCGTTTCCTCACCGCTGGCCGAGGCGCGGGCGACGTTCGAGTCGTGGACGCACCGGCGGTTCGACGACGGCCCGGCGCTGGGGTTTACGCCGGAGACGGTGCGGCGGGTATTGACCGCCGGCGGGCCGTACAAGGCCTACCGCACGCGACACACGCGCATCGTCACGCCGTGGGTGCGCTGGCACGCGATCGGCGATGCGGCGGAGCTGCGCCGGCTGCTGGCGCGCTGCCACAACATTGGCGCGGGATATGCGCATGGCTGGGGGCAGGTGCGCGCCTGGACGGTGGAGCCGGGGGGCGACGCGGCGATCGCGCGGTTCCGCCGGCCGCTGCCGGTGGAGTTCGCGGCGGCGCACATGGGGCAGTTGGGGCCGGGGACGCAGATGGACTGGGGGATTCGTCCACCGGGGCGGCGACCAGAGCAACGGACGCGGTGTTTCATGCCGGAGTTGCGCTGAGCATGGGGGCGGCGTTGCGGCGCGAGGACGCGCTGCATGCACGCACGCGCCCGTTCCGCCAGCGGGTAGACCGGGCGATCGGGGAGATCGAGACGGCGCTGGAGCTGGGGCGTCGCTGGTACGTGGCATTCAGCGGGGGGAAGGATTCGCTGGTGGTGCTCGACCTAGCGCGCCTAGTGCGGCCGGGGATCACCGCGATCTGGGCCGACGACGAATTGATCCACCCCGGCGAAGAGGAGTTCGTGCTGAGCTTCCCCGAGCTGCAGGTGGTGCAGGGGTGGGCGCGGCACGCGGGGTGGTTCGACCCCTGGCGGGAGGAGCCGTTCTGGCGCGAGCCGTTGCCGCAAATGCGCTGGATCGGGCAGGAGATGGAACCCTGGTCGCTGACGGCTGGGTATGACGGCTGTCTCGTGGGCATCCGGGCGGCCGAGGCGCGGCACCGGCGCATCGCCACCCGCCGGTTCGGCGGGTTGTTCCAGGCGGTGGATGGGCAATGGCGGGCATGGCCGCTGCGGCGCTGGAGCGATGCCGATATCTGGGCCTATATCGGCGACCGGGGGCTGCACTACCACCCGGCGTACGACGTGTATGCGCGCCTGGGGATGCCGCGCGAGACGTGGCGGGTGGGGCCGTTGCCGTTGTCCGATGCCTGGGTGTTGCGTCAGGGGTGGCCGGGGCTGATGGAGCGGCTGGAGGCGCGCTATGGCCGGCAATGGGGGTTCAGTTGATGGCCTGCCTGGGGACGCATTGGTATATGGACCGGGTGTGGGGGATCGCGCCGGATGCGCCACTGCTGATGGCGGTGTTGCTGACGCGACGCGTGCACCCGAGCCGGTCGCGGCTGTACCGGCTGCATCGGCTGACGCATCACCCGGCGTGGGTGCTGTTGCTCGCGCTCCCCTGCCGGCCGGCGCGGGCGTGGGGCCGGCATGTGTTGCTGGACCATCTGACGCACCGGCGCGGGTGGTTACGGTCATCCCCAGCGTCTGGAGCCGGGCGGAGGCGCTGCGGGACACGGTGCGCCAACTCGAACGGCTGGGGTTGCCGCCGTTGGTGACGGTGCAGGCGGCGGAGGAGCCGACGAACCACCGGGCGCAGCGGCGGACGGCCGACCGGGCAGTGGCGCTGGGGTTGCACGCGCGCCCGGATGCGACGCACCTGCTGTATGTCGAGGACGACGCGGATATCTGTCCCAGCCTGGCGACGCGGTTGCCGCAGCTGCTGGCGGCGGACGTGGCGGTGACGTTGTTCACGGCGGCGCGCTATTACCACCCGGCCTGGGTGAACCGGGCGCTGGACGCCGGCCGGCCGATCCGGGCGTGTATCGACCGACTGCGTTCGCTGCGCATCTGGGTGGGGACGATCGCGGTGCTGCTGCCGCGGCGGATCGCGGAGGGCGTGCGGGATTGGCCGTCGCCGCACCACGGCTGGGATGTGCATCTGCGCGAGTACCTGCGGGCGCATGGGGAGATGCTCTATGTGGCGCTGCCGAATCTGGCGCAACACCGGGACATCGGCTCGACGGTGGGGAGCCGGCGTGGGGTGGTGAGCGTAACGTTCGGGTGGCCGGCGGAATGAGAGGGGCCGATGCCCTGCCGGGCATGTGGGGATGAGGCACGCGTGCTCGGGACGACGGGCCTCTGTGACGATTGCAGCCAATTGGCGCTGACGCTGATGGAGCGGCTGTGCGTGGACGCTGAACAGGGGGTCGTGCTGGCAGCGGGCGTCGCGGCAGCGAGCGAGGCAGCGTTCCGGGAGATGCTGCGCGCCTACGCCGAGCACCCGGCGAGCGGGATTGCGCATCTGACGCCAACGATCGGGTTCTCGTTGCAACGGCAGGTGGACACGCGCAGTGGGGAGCAACAGGACCCAACGCCGGCGACGGGCTGAGGTGGAGGAGGCGCTGAGCCGATGGGGCGCGACGCGCACGGACCGCTGGATCGCGAGACGGCTGGGGATCGCGCCGCGGACGCTGGAGAACTGGCGCTGGCGGCTGCGCATCTGGAAAACGCAACAGCGAGGCTGGTACACGACGGGGGAAGCGGCGCTGGTGACGGGGTATACGCCCCAGTGGCTGGCGCGGCTGGCGCGGGAGAAACGGATCCGGGCGCGGCGGGTGAAGCCACGCCGGCGGGCGCACCATGCGTGGTGGCTGATCGCGCCGGAGGAGGTGGAGCGGCTCTGCCGGGAGCACAACCCGGAACTGTGGCGGCGCTGGCAGGCTGCGTCACGGTGGTGAGGTTGTCCGACGCGACGGGGCGTGGGCCGATCGAGCGGGTGATGAGCACGGTGGGGCGGGTCGACCTGGAGCTGGCCGACCGGCTGCACGCGGGGGATGCGGTACGGCCATACAGCGTGGTCGTGCGGGCCCGGACGATCGATGTCGTGTCGTTCGAGGATGACCTGACGCGGGCGTTACTGCTGGGAGACCCGGGGGCGCGGTTGGTGCGGCGCGCGCGGTTGGCTGACCTGTCGCCGGCTGGTGATTTGCCGCGGACGCTGCGGCTGGCGTTCGAGACGCCGACGCATTTCCGCACGGCGGGGCTGGAGGTGCAGACGCCGGACGCGTTCCACGTGTTCGGGTCGTTGGTGGAACGCTGGCGGGCGTTGGGCGGCGAGATCGCGTACCCGGATGTGCGCCGGGTGGGGGTGGTGCCGGAGGTGTTGCGCTACGCGACGCTGCCGATCGCCGGAGGGAAGCCGCAGCGCGGGTTCGTGGGGGTGGTGCGCTTCGACGGCTCGCGGGTGGATGCGGAGGACCTGGCGACGCTGTGGCTATTGGCGCGGTTCGGGGAGTATCGCGGGGTAGGGAAACATACGACATACGGGCTGGGCCGGCTGCGGGCGCTGGCGGCGGAGGCGGTGTGGAGACTGGGAGAGCGGGTGACGCCGTGGTGAGCCCTGGCATGCGGGATGCAGGATTCGTGTCATTTTATGGCCTTGACAACCTGGGCAGCCGGTTCGTTGTCGTCCGCGCCGTGATCGACCGCATCCTCGCCGGCGACATCGACCCGCGCCGGCCAGGCCACGGCGCGTTGGGAGCCACCAGACGAGACACCGCGAACGCGTCGCCCGCGCGCACGAACTCGACCGCCAGGGCCTGACCCGCAGGGATATCGCCCGCGCGCTCGGCGTCGCAGAGCGCACCGTCTACCGCTACCTGACGGATCCGATTGCCCTCAGACGCCGAATTAATGGCATTTTTTGACACTCCACGCCCGCGCCATGGGGACGAGGGAGCCTAGCGTAGAGGCAATCGCACGCTGATGAACGAAGCCCCGCTACCGGGTGGTAGCGGGGCTTATGTTTCCTCGTCACACCAGCACTGCATCGAGTGGACCGGCGTGCTGGCCGGCAGCGTCTACGCCTATTCCTCGCGGCACAGGCATCCAGCGCATTTCGCCTACTCCCCGCACACGTGGGCGGAACGACTTGGCGCGTGGTTGCTATTACGGTGCTGCCGCCTACTCCCCGCACGCGTGGGCGGAACGAGCTCGCCAAAGATATCGTGGCCATGGCGAACGCCTACTCCCCGCACGCGTGGGCGGAACGTCTTGTACTCGGAGAACGACTGGGTGATTGTCGCCTACTCCCCGCACGCGTGGGCGGAACACCTCGTTCGTACGCGGGATCGCTCACCTCCACGGGCGCGAAGTCCACGGTTCATCCGGGGGGCCATTGCCCCCCGTCCCCGTCAGCCGGTAGTCGGCTGTTGGTGCAATGATACTCCAACTCCAGGCCACGCGCCAGGATATTGCGCGCAGCGTTGATCGCCCGGTGCACCTCCCATCCACACTGCGGACAACGGAATATACGTTCGGTTGGGCCGGTATCGTGCTCGGCCCCGCAGCGCGAGCAGGTCTGACTGGTCATGGCCGGCTCGACGCGGATGAACATCCGCCCCAGGTCGCGGCATTTGTACTCCAGCAGACCGAGGAACTGCCCCCAGCCGGAGTCGAGCGCGCGCCGCGCCTGGTTGCGCGGGTAGGGGTCGCGTTGCGCGCGCTCGACCATGAACAGGGGGGAGATGTCCTCGACGACGATCACCTGGTAACGCGTCACCAGGTCGTGGCTGAGGCGGTGGTGGAACTCGCGCCGCAGGTTGGCGACGCGCTGATGCGCCCGCTGGAGCTGGCGCACGGCGTCCTCGCGCCGGTTGCTGCCGCGTTGCCGGCGAGAGACCGTGCGCTGGATGCGGGCGAGGTCGCGTAATGCCTGCTCCAGCGGGTGGGGGTTGTCGATCAACTCCCCGTCGCTCGTAGCGAGGAAATGCTCGGCCACGCGCAGGTCGACGCCGACCGCGGCTGGGCTGGCCGGGAGTTCGGGGATGGGCACGTGGCGGGCGGTGATGCAGGCATACCAGCGGCCGGCCTGGCGCACGATGGTGCAGGTGCGCAATTCTCCCGCGACTGGACGGTGGACGCGCACGGGGATATCCCCCAGGCGCAGGATCGAGAGCCGGCCCATGCGGCCGGGGCCGGGGCGGAGCTTCCAGCCGCTGGGGGAGTGGAGGCAGAACGAGTTGTAGCGGCGGAACCCCTGATATTTGGGGAACCCCGCGCCGTGCCGGAAGAAACGCTGATAGGCGATATCGACACGGCGGGCGACGTTCTGGAGCACGTTCGAGGGGAGCTCGGCGTACTCCGGGAATGCGCGCCGGATTTCCGGCAGCGCGTTCTGCTGGTCGTAATAGGTGATCGATACCCGGCGCGTCTGCCATGACCAGATGCGCTGGGTCAGCATGTCGTTGTAGAGATGGCGGCAGCGCATCAGCCAGAGGTCGAGGCGGGCCGCCTGGGATGGCGTGGGGTAGAGGCGGAACCGGTAGGTGCGGGTGGCGTCGGTCATGGCGTGGGCTCCTCGTAACCGACGAGGCGGGCCATACCCGCGGCGACGCCGACGGAAACGGGGGCGAGGCTGGCGACGTGTCCGCGATAGGCGGTGCGGCGGGTCCAGCCGCCGGGGACGTTGGGGACGAGCCACCACCCGGTGGCGTCGTTGATGACCCAGTGGTTGGGGAGGGACTCGGTGACGTACATGCGCATACCGGGTATCTCCCTCCTGCGGTCCGCGAACCGGCGCTCGCGGATGAAGCGGGCGATCTCGTCAGCCGTGACGAGATAGGTTTTGCCGTATTTGGTGGCGGCGAGGGTGCCGCGCGCGATGGCGCGGCGGAGGCTGGCAGGGTTGACCCCGGCCAGTTGGGCCGCCTGAGCGAGGGTGAGCAGGTCGTTGGTCATTGCTCCCCCACAATCTCCTCCCCGCCGGCCCGGTGGTGAGCCGGGCCGGCGTGCTGAACGATTAGGCGGGGCCGACGCGCTGGTCGCGCACGGCGATGCCGGCGAGCGCGATGTGCGCGACCTCGCGCCGGGCCGTGCACCCGCGCCAGGGGTCGATCTCGTAGGGGACGAGGCCGTCCTCGTCCCGGAGGACGTACCGGTCGCGGCGGTTGCCGCTCGGCCAGTACGTCACGACCTCGGCAGACTCGGGCCAGTACTGGGCGTCGTCGATGGCCTCGGCAGCGATGGCCTCGAGGGCCATGACCGCCTGGCCGAGGTCTTCGCCCCTCCAGACTATCCGGCGGCTTTGCGCCGGCAGGCGAATCTCGGTGATGGTGTACATATCAGTCATCCTTTCCGTACCGGGCCCGGAACGCCCGGTCGACGAGTTCCTTCGCCGACGGCATGGTCTCGCTGTCGGCTTCGGGGTTACGGAGGTCAAGACCGACCTCTGTGAGTCCCCGGACCACGTCTGGGATCACAATCAGCCGGTCTTCCCGCCCCTCGATCAGGTCAGGCCGAAGCATCTTGGCCTCGGCCACGAACCCGTTGGACGAGATCGTGCTGCTGATTGTTAGCATCACGATCTCGGTCGGGGGCCGGTCGTCAGCCGGTCCGGCCCAGATCGTGATTCGTGCGATGACCGACGGCAGTGGCGTCTGGTCGCGGACCACAACGTGCAGCCGACCGGTCGCTGTCGTCCACTCCAGTGTGGGCACTGGCCCGTCCTGACCAGCGCTCCATCCGGAGACGCCGCCGACGAACGGAGCGGGGTGAATGCCCAGAGACTGAAAATACTCGCGGTCGCGGCGCGTCCCCTCGGCGTAGGCGATGGTCCACCATGCCGAGAGTTCGCGCAGCGTGACTGCGCGCATCCACTCGCCGGTCGCCTGCGCGTAGCCAGCGCAGGCGTGACCGAGCCCGAGCGCAACGCCCTGGGCGATGCGGATGGGGATGGGGACGACTGGCAGAAACGGATCCACCGGGGAACTCCTCTCGTTGTGCCAGCCCGGCCCAGCGCCGGGCTTCGGCGGGTCCCCAGGGGCGTCGCGAGCGCCCTGTCCGGCGGACCGGAACTGGGGACTGGGGGATTAGACGATGCTCAGCACCTCCTCTCCCTCCGGCGTGATGACGTCCCACTGGACGCCGTACCGATCCCGGAGGACGTGCACCAGGTCACCGATCGGGGCGACGCGATCCTCGCGCCCCTCGATCAGGTCTGGCCGGAGAATCTGGGCGTCTGCGACCAGACGCCCACTGTCGTAGGCGAGCCAGAACTCGGCGACCGAAGTCGCCGGGCGGTCACCGTCTGGGCCGGCCCAGGCGGTGATGTGGAGCGGCATATCCTCGTCCTGCACGATGATGTGCAGGCGGCCGCTCGCTGTCGTGTGCTCGAGTCCCCCATCGAACGCCGTCCAGCAGAACCTGGGCGGCGGCATATTGGTGGGGTAACGGCCGGGGTTCTCGGCCAGGGCCAACCACACCCCGGCCGCCCAGATGTCGTTGAGTTCGGCGAGAGTACGCGCCTCTCGCCATTCACGAGTTACGCTCGCCTCCAACGCGCAGGCGTGGTGGAGGGAGCGCGCGATGCCCTGTGCGATACGCACAGGGAGGGGCACGACCGACAGGGATGGATCCATGTTGTCCTCTCAGTCCTCTAGGCCAGCCCGGCCCGCTGCCGGGCTTCGGCGGGCCCCGTGGCCGGCGACGATCCGGCGGTGGTCCTCCCCACGGGACGGGCGGCGCGACTACATCTCGTCCCGGTGCCCGCAGGCCGGGCAGGCCAGGATGGCGAGATAGGTCGTAGCCCCGTTGTACCGGAGCAGGAACGGGCCGGAGGGCTGCCTAGCGGCCCTCCGCCGGTACCGCGTATAACGCCCAGGCGGGGCCGCCCGGGCGGAACTTCATCTGTCCGATGCGGATCGCGCCGGCCCGTGGGGCCGAGTAGAACGTCGCGCGGGCATCGATGACGCGCCACCCCTGCGGGCAGCGCGCGTTCAGCCGACCGATGAATGCGACGTCGTCGCCGGCGGAGCCGGCAACGACGTTGTGGTACCCGACCGTCTCGGCGACCATAGCCTGCTCCGGGCTGTGCGCGCCGCTCAGGCGCACAGCCCCAGTTCGGTCGCACCAGACGCGCGGGATCACAGCCCCCGCGCGGTCGACGTCGCTCGACACCTCGTGGTACATCGGGTCCTCCCGTCCCGTTTCGCCCCTCGCGGGGCTCGTCAGTGCCGGACACTCCCGGCAGACGGATGGGGCCGGTGGCGAGCCGGCCCCCAGAGAGTGCTAGGCGGCGGGATACTGGTCGGATATGTCGGGGGTGGCGATGAACGCGTCGTCGTCGTCGTCCGCAGGCTCCCACCAGGTGGGAACCTGCTGGATGACCTGGGCCACGGTGATGTCGCGGCGCTGGAGAGCGGCCACCGTGCGGCCCTCCAGCGGGCCCAGCACCTGGACGACGACCAGCGCGTCGTCCACGAGGGCGAGGAAGTCCTCGCCGCTCGTGGCGTGGCGGAGGATGCTGATCGGGCAGTCCGGGTCGTCCAGGTCGAGGGAGACCAGCCAGTCTCCCTCGCCGAGCACGCGGTTGAGCGCCCACGAGTAGACCTCACCGACGGTCTCAGGGTCGTCGGTGTCGGTCGTGACGCCGTGCCGGGCAGTGCCCGGCAGCGCGACGCTGAAGAGGACCTCGGCGTCGGGGAACTCCCGACGCATGAGGTCGGCGACCTTTTCCCCGAACCGGTGGGCCGACGCCCACCGGTCGCAGCCCTCCTCGTCGGGGTTAGAGGACCCGAAAAGGAGGATCCCGGAATCGACCTCGAAGCGGATGAACGCGACCTCGATCGTGGCTCTCCTCCCGGTTTCGCCCCTCGCGGGGCTCGTCAGGCCGGACAGTTCCGGCGACCGGAGGGGCCGGCTCGCCACCGGCCCCCAGGGAGTGCTAGGCGATGCGGAACCCGTCGGGGGTGGCGACGAGTTCCGCCACCACGCGGGCGTTGGCGAGCACCGGCTCGCCGTCGGAGCCGGTGCCGACCTCATCGCCCGCGACCAGGTAGGGCCGCTTGCCGGCGATGAGGTAGTGAACGTACGTGCCGGCTAGTGCACTCGAGGCGTCGAGCGCGTCGGTGCGCGCGTTGTACCGCGCGCGGTAGACGCTGACGCCCCGCTCGAGCTGGCCGGTCGCGTAGTTGCGCGACCGGCCAGCGCGCGGCAGACGGCCGAAGCGGATGTAGAGCGCCTGGCCGATGACGTCGACCGGCCAGGCGGCCACGCGGGCGGCCGCCGCCTGCGCCTCGGCGTCCCAGGCCTCGAGCTCGGCGGCCGTCGGGGCGGTGCACCAGTCCGCCCCGACGGCGAGACGGTTGCCGTCGCGGTCGTAGGCGGCCCAGTGGCCGTTCCGGCGCGCGCCCCAACGGTCTGTCGGGTGCGAGGCGCGGAAGGCCTCGCCGGGGATCGCGCTGTTGGGGCTCGCCGTGGTGATCATCGCCGCCTCCTCTGGCTACACCCACAATATACACGGTATCGTGTACATTGTCAATGGGTGACGAGGAGGAACTTCACGACTGACGTGGCCGGCCGGGGCGGAGGCCGGCGATGATGGCGCGCAGGCGCTCGATGTCGTCCGGGCGGAACAGCCAATCCCGCCCGATGCGCCAGCCGATCTCGTACCGGCGGGCGAGGGCGGTGATGGTCGCCCGGCTGCGGCCGAGTTCCGCGATGGCGTCGTCGGTGGTACGCAGCTCGCGGATGGCTGCGTCGCGCCCGGCCTGGTAGGCGCGCTGGGCGAGCTGCTCGCACACGTGGCGCGCGCGAGCTTCCGAGACCACCTGCGCGCCGGCCGGCCCAGCGAGGGCCTCGACGGCGCGATCCACGGCGGCGGACAGGAGGTCGGCGCCGAAGCGATCCATTGTTTTCTCCTCACGCGAAGAGGGCCGGGGAGTGATCCCGGCCCGACGACTGATCGCCTAGTTCTCGCCGGCCCGGTGGTGAGCCGGGCCGGCGTGCGTCGGAAGCAAATGTTACTTCGCCCTGCGCAGGAGGCCCGCGCGCAGGGCGAAGGCCGCAATATCGCGGCCAGTGAGGTCGTCCCGGGCCTCCTCGGCCACGATGTGGCCAACGAGGTCCCGTGCGATCAGCAAGAACCCGCCGAAGAAGCGCTGGATGTCCAGCGTCCCGCGTGCAAACCGCACGCGGGTAATCGGCCCGTACAACTCTGTCATCGTGGCTCTCCTCCCGTTTCGCCCCGCGAGGGGCTCGTCAGCGCCGGACTGTCCCGGCGGACGGGTGGGGCCGGTGGCGAGCCGGCCCCCAGGGTGTGCTATCCGTGGATGGCCGTGTAGACCTCCCACGGATACGTGATCTCGACGCCGCCGGTCCCGGGCACGGACCAGACGGCGGCTTGCCCGTCGAGGAACGCCGGGGCGACGAACCCGGCGTCCACGAGCGCCCGGCCGATCAGGCCGAGGCGCGCCTCGCGATCGACGCCCGCCGGGAACGCCCCGGCGGCGCGCTCCATGACGTCCCGGGCGAGCGCCGCCCAGGCGTCGTAGCCGGCGTCAGGAGCGGCGCGCACGGCGCGTGGCGTGACGATATAGGGGACGCGTGCATCGCGGCTGCTGGTCATCGTGGGTCTCCTCCCGGTTTCGCCCCTCGCGGGGCTCGTCAGGCCGGACAGTTCCGGCGACCGGTGGGGGCGGTGGCGAGCCGCCCCCAGGGTGTGCTACATGCCTACCGCCTCGCGCAGGGCCTGCGCGAGGATCATGTCGAACTCCTCGTCGTCGATGTCCTCGTAGCGCGAGGTATGCACCTCGCAGGCGATCTCCTCGACGCGCTGCTCGCCCAGCTCCTCGAAGAGCATGGGGTCGGCATAGTAGACGGCGGCGACGAGGTCGCGGATGGTGGTGAATCGGCTGCGCATCGGAGTTCCCTTCCGTGTCCCGGCCCCTGTGGCGTCCCTCGCCAGCGGGGCCTCCTCTCATGGCGTAATAATAGCGCACGATTCAGCGTTTGTCAATACCCTCAGCGGCCCATCGTGCTACAAACGTGCTACAGACTGGCTGCAATGGCGTGCTACTGTCGCACGCCCCGGCGTGCCCTGGCGACTGGGGCTGCGGCGTCCGTACGCGGGTTTTGGGGGTTGCGGCCGGCCGGCTTCCCGCCGCTGATCGCCGGAAAGCGCGCTTCCGCTAACACAACTCTAACGCGGTTTTGCGCCAGACCCGCATTTGGCTGGGGATGCTGGGACATGTTAGCGCGCGCGTGCGCCAAACGTGCTACATGGCGTCGAGGTAGCGCGCCAGCAGCTCGAGCGCGTCGCGGGTCGAACCGGGGATCAGGTGGGCATAGACGGCGAGGGTGACGCTCGGGTTGCTGTGACCCAGCACCGCCGCGACGACGTGCACCGGGACTCCCTGCAGCAGGAGGATGGTCGCTGCGGTGTGGCGCAGGTCGTGCAGCCGGATCGGGCGCACGCCGGCTTCGGCGACGAGCGCGCGGAACCAGCGGCCCAGCGTGTCGCGGCGCAGCAGGTCGCCCGAGGGGCCGGGGAACACCAGCGTACTCGTGGCGTTGGCCCGCTGGGCAGCGAGGAGCGCGACCACGCGGGGGGAGAGGGGCAGCGTCCGCCGGCCGGCCGGCGACTTCGGGCTGTCGCCGAGGATCGCCCTTCCTCGGTCATCGACGGTCGCGGTGCGGCGCACGGTGAGTTGGCCGGCGGCGAGGTCGATGTCGCGCCAGCTCAGCCCGCGCAACTCGCCGATGCGCATGCCCGTCTCCAGCGCGAGCCGCCAGAGCGCGGCGTATGCATGCGCGTCGGCGACGGCGAGGAAGCGGCGGATCTCCTCGGGCTGCCAGACGACGACCTCGTGTTTGGTCACGCTCGGTGGATGGACGCGCCGGGCGGGGTTGCGGCCGACGAGATCGTCGGCCAGCGCCGCCTCCAGGAGCATATGTAGGACGGTGTGGATCAGGCGGATCGAGCGCGGGGCGAGACCGCGCTGGACGAGCATGTCGAGGAAACGACGTACATCGGACGGCCGCAGCTCGGCGAGGGAGATCTCCCCCAGCCCGGCGACGACCTGCTCGACGGCGTAGCGGTAGACGCGCAGGCTGGAGGGCTTCAGGTCGCGCCTGGTTCGCAGCCAGGCGCGAGCGTAGCTCCCGGTTGTTTCGCGCGAGCGGGGACGTTGGCCGGCGGCGATGCGCGCCTGGTGGCGCAACCGGGCGCGATGGGCGGCGGCCGGGGTGCGGAACGGTTCGCCGGTGACCTGGTCGCGGGTGATCGTGCGATGGCGGACGATCCCCGCATGGTCGGGTTCGCGGATCGTGTAGGCGATCGCGCCCGAGGGGAGGATGCGCACGCCGGGGTAATCGCGGGTCATAGCGCAGCGGAACGGTTGGGCATAGCCGTGTGCATGGCGAGGGCGCTCCTAGGACGTTTGGCCTACTGGACGGATACGGCGTGGCTGATTAGGCTGATTGCCGCCTCGCGGGGCGCGTCGGCCGGGTCGCGCGGTGGTGGTGTGGCTCGGCCGGCGTCACCGCGCCTGGGATCATGTGTGCACGCTGCCGTGGGGTTGGATCTCGGCGATGACGTAGCCCTCGACGTGCAGTTCGCTGGAGCGCGGGTCACAGGAATAGACGACGCGCTCGTCGCCGTCGACGAGTTCCACGCGCCCACCCGCCCAGCGCCAGCGTTTGCAGGTTACCTCGTCCCCGATGCGGACGATGACCAGGTCGCCGTCACGCGGCAACCGCGTGGCGCGCTGGCAGAACAGATACGCGCCATCGCCAATGCCGAGGGAACTGAGACAATCCCCGGAGACCTCGACGACGAAAAACTCGCGTTGGTCGCGGCCTTGCAGCCAGGATAGTGGAACATCCACCTCGCCGCACTCGCCTCCACTGTCGGCCCAACGGAATGCATCGGCGGGAACAACGCCGTGCACCCTGAACGTGGCGACATTCCGGGCGACCCGGACAGCAGTGGCAGCATGCAGACCTCCTCTCCGGCGTCGATCGATCCGGGCCTCGATGTCGGATGCCGCCATGTTCAGTGCGCGGGCGATGCGGGCGACGTTGCGCCGGCTCGGCGGCTGGACGTTATTCACCCACTGGTTCACCGCGCTTTGGGCAACCCCGATCGCCTCGGCGAACGTGGTCTGGTTGTACCCAGCCGCGACGAGCTGATCGTCCAGCCATTCCCCGAACGTGAGTTTGATATCACGTGTGTTCACGTGAATATCCATACCACAGACCATTGACATTCTCACGGGCATCACCGTATCATGCATGACAACGTGATATATCCATGATGAGCCGAACGGGAGGTGGGCATGGCGTTCGACCGGCGCAAACTGCGCCGCGTGCTCCAGGTGCAGGGCCGCACGACGGTGTGGCTGGCCGATGCCACCGGGTATCGGCGCGAGACGGTCTCGCGCATCCTGGCCGGCCGCTACCCGATGACCGAGCAGTTCGCCCGCGAGGCGGCTCGGGTCCTGCAACTGCCGCACGAGTTCCTGGCCAGCGACCAGGAACGCGGCGCGGCATGAGCGCGACGGTCATCGTCCGCCGGGTGCGCCGGCGGCTTCCGGCCCCAGTCGTCGCGCCGGCGGAGACGCCCGCGCCGCTGATCTGGGATGAGGCGGAACTCTGCCGGGCGCTGCGCATCGGCGCGACCACCGCGGCGCTATGGCGCTCGCAGGGGATGCCGTACATCCAGCGCGGGCGGGTGGTGCGCTTCATCGCGGCGGACGTGCTCGCCTGGTTGGCGGCGCAGACGGTGCGCGAGTCGGCCGGCGATGGGCCGGGTTCCTGATGCATATTTCCTCCTCACTCCTCCCTGCGCGTGCCGGCTGGTTCGCCGGCCGGCACGTGACAGCCGCTGGCCGACCGCTGGCGGTTGCCAGGTGCCGATTCCCCTCGGCACGGGATCTTCCTTCCGCACGCCGGCGGCGGCGTTCCCCACACTGCGCCGCCGCCGGTCCCCATTGCATCCCTCACTCCTCCTCTCTCCGTGGCGTGGCGCGGCGCTGGATCTCTGGCGCGGCGCCCGCCACCGGCGAGCTGGGCAACCGGTCGTCAGACTCCCCGGTTGGCCGGCTCGCCGGTGGCGAACGGGCCACCCAGGACGAGCATAGCGGCCATTGGCCCAATGGCACGCATGTCAGGCGAATGGAGGTGGGCATGACCTCGCACGAACGGCGAGCCGTGCGGGCAATCGCCGAGGTGGAGGATGTGTACGACGCGCTGGGAGAGTTCCGGCGCATGTTCGAGGAAGCCTGCGCCGACGGTCTGATCAGCCCGTCGGAGGTGTCGCGCACGCGGCTGTTGTTGGCGCGGCTGGCGCGGGAATGCGCCGAGGCGCTGATCGCGGCGCAATGGACCGACGCGGGTGAACGGCGAGCCTGGGGAGAACTGGCCGGCGGGGTGACCCCGCGCACGCTGCGCTACGAGCGCGAGATCGCCCGGCAGGCCGAGGAGATCGGCTACGACCTGGGGCGGCTCGTCCCCTGGACCGAGGCCGAGGCGCTGCCGCAGAACGCGGCCTGACCCCAGCCGGTGACAGCGGCCGGGGACAGGCGATGCGTGAGAGTGTACGGACAGGATAACACCATGAGCACAGCAACACAACTGGCGACGCTGCGGGAGCGCGCACTGGCCGCGCATGCGGCGCGGGAGGCTCGGCTGGAGGCCGAGCGGTTGGGGCGTATTGCGGCGCACGAACGGTCCGTGCGGGAACACGTGACGAACCGGGTCCAGGTATGTTTCGGGATCAGCCTGGACCCGGCAAAGATCGTCATCACGGAGGAGGGCTACCGAGGGTGTCTGGTCGCCACCGTGATGATCGATGGCATCGCGTTCACGTTTCGCGGAAGCGCGGTGCGGCACTGGGGGTTCAGCGATTATGACCCCCAGATGCATATGACGCACCGGTGTGAGGGGTGCGGGCGAGTGAGGCAGTACCTCGTCGACAGCTTGGAGCAGCTGGGCGCGATCCTGGCGGAGGAGACGTCGTGCTGCTCCGAGCAGCACGACGAGGAGCCGGCCTGGAGTCCGCCGCCGATGGCCGGCCGCGATCCGTACGCGGACGAGGACGCGATAACGGCGGACGAGTTCGCACGTTACGTCGGCGCCGACGACCCCGGGTGGGACGTGGAGAACGAAGCATGAAGCGTTACGAGCCGGATGACACGCTCGTCAGCATGTACGTTCGGCTCCGGCACGAAACCCTGCCGATGTATCCGCCAGCGGGCGATGTGCTCTCGGCGGGGTGGGAACTGGGGGCGAGGATATCGCCCCCAGCCGACCGGGATTGGGAACGGTTGCTCGACCTGATTGCCTGCCCCGGCGCGCCATCGTCATCGCCGTCCGGCGCGCCGCGCGGGGTGAACAGGCGGCGAGTGGGGGAGGCGGCGCTGCTCATGCTCGCCGGCGTGGCCGGCGGAGCGATGTGGAGCGGCGTGTTCCTCGTGTGCTGGAACCTGATCCACTGAGGCGCTCTCGGTGGGAATGAGGCGAGCGATGGATGGCGAGGACGACCTGGAGGCCAGCGCGCGCATGCTCGGCTGCGCGCTGTTGCTGACCTTGACGACGCTGTTCACCTGCGTATTGGCCACGGCGGCGTTGGCCGCCGGCTGGCGCTGAGAGGAACGACCATGACCCAATTGCCGGCCGTGACAGCCGGGATGAGCTTGCTGCCCTCCGTTGAGGAGTGGCAGACGATGACCCAGATGGCGGAGGCGCTGGTGGCTTCGGGGCTGCTGCCCAAACATATCACCACCTGGCAGGCTGCGTTGGCGGTCATGCAGCGCGGGCGGGAACTGGGCGTCCCGCCGATGTACGCGCTGTCGAACATTTTGCATCTCCAGGGGAAACCGACGGCGAACAGCGAGCTCATGCTCGCGTTGATTTACCGCGACCACGGTGATGGGGCGGTGATATTCACCCACACCGACGAGACGCGCTGCGAGGTCTCATACAAACGCCGGGGATGGACGAGCCGGCAGCGGTACGCGTTTACGCTGGAGGACGCGAAACGGGCCGGTTTGCTCAACAACCCCAGTTGGCTGAAATACCCGGCGGCGATGTTGCGCGCGCGCTCGATCTCGGCCGTAGCGCGGATGGCGTTCCCGGACAGCATCGGCGGGATGTATACGCCGGAAGAGCTCGGCGCCGAGGTCGAAGTCGACGCCGAGGGACAGCTCGTGGTGGTGAGCCCAGGCGCGGACACGGTCGATGGAGCGACCGGAGAGTCGTTGCCCAGCGCGACAGAGGCCGGACTCGATGCGGTCCACATTCTGCGCATCGTGACGGAGGCGCAGGAATGCGTGGACGAACACCACCGGGCGCGGGTGCGTCAGCTGCACGCGGAGGCGGTGCGGCTGGGTATCCGCGAGGAACCAGCCGTGGAGGAAGCGCTCAGCGCAGCGAAGGCACGCTGTTGGAGCGAGGGGTAAGGCGGACGCCAGCGGGGAACAGCGTGGCTGCGACGAGCGAGGTGTGGCGTGGGATGGCGAACGCCGGAGTTGCCACCGCACGAAATCGATGCGGAACAGGCGGTGCTGGGCGCCTGCCTGATCGACCGCGAGACGATCATCAGCCTATCGACGCGGCTGGAGCCAAGCGACTTTTACCGCGCGGCGCACCAGGCGATCTGGGCGGCGATGGTGGCGCTGTTCGAACGACGTGTGCCGATCGACCTGCTGCTGCTCGCGGCGGAGCTGCGCGACCGGGGGACCTTGGGCGACGCCGGCGGAGAGGCCTACCTGGCGGAGCTGATCGCCGCGACGCCGACGGCGGTGCACGCGGGATATTACGCTGGCCGGGTGCGCGAGGCGGCGGTGCGGCGACGGTTGTTGACGGCGGCGCGCGCGATCGGCGAGGCGGCGATGGACCGGGGGCTGAGCATCGAGGAGGTGACGGCCCGCTCGACCGAGGCGCTGACCGAGGCGGCGATGGCGCGCATGGGGACGGAGTATCGGGCGATGGCCGAGATCGCGGAGCGGGTGTTCGACGCGTTGGGGCAGCCGGCGGTGCGGCCCATTGAGACGGGGATTTACCCGCTCGACCGGATCATCGGCGGCTTGCGGCGCGGGGAGTTGACGATCGTGGCGGCGCGGCCGTCGGTGGGGAAGACGGCGCTGGCGGTGCAGATCGCCAACGCGGTGAGCCTGCGCGGAACGCCGGTCGGGTTCCTCTCGCTGGAGATGCATGAGGCGGGGCTGGCGTCCCGGTTCCTGGCACTGAACTCAGGCGTGGACATGTACGCCTACCAGTTGGCCGGCGGAAACGAGGCGGAGACGAGCGCGGTGATGCGCGCATTCGCCCAGTTGGCGGAACGGCCGCTGTACATCAGCGACGCGCCGGACATGTCGCTTTCGTCGGTGGTGGGACGGGCGCGGCGGATGCACGCGGAACGGGGCATCGCCGTGCTGATCGTCGATTACCTGCAGCTGGTGACGGTACCGAGCGGCCAGGGGCGGCGACGGCCGGAGAACCGAGTGCAGGAGATGACATTGGTCTCCGGCGAGATGAAACGGCTCGCGCGGGAGCTGGACGTCGCCGTGCTGGCGTTGGCGCAGTTGAGCCGGGCGGTGGAACGGCGCACGCCGCCGCGGCCGATCCTGTCCGACCTGCGTGAGTCAGGCAGCCTCGAGCAGGACGGGGATGTGATCGTGTTCATCCACCGGCCGGACCAGTACGACACGTCGGCCGAGGCGGGGATGGCCGAGTTGATCGTCGCGAAACACCGGAATGGACCGACCGGCGTGGGACGCATGCGGTTTCGGGCGCGGACGGCGGAGTTCGTCTCGTGCGATATGTGGGACGGGGTCGAATAGTGGCGCGAAAACGGATGATCGACCCGACGATCTGGAGCGACGACGGGTTTTCCGAACTCACCCCGGCGCAGCAGGTGCTCTACATCGGGTTGTTCTCCAACGCGGACGATGAGGGGCGGCTGAAAGGCTCGGCGCGGGCGATCCGGCTGATGCTGCCGGCGGTCTATGGCGGGTGCGACCTGGAGACGATCGAGGCGGACCTCGCGGCGGTGCTGCGCAGCATGAGCCAATTGCGGCGTTACGTGGTGGCCGGGAAGGCGTACCTGGTATTCCGCAATTACAACACCTGGCAGCGGATCGAGAAACCGGCCCCCAGTTTGTTGCCTGGCCCGGACGAGGCGGAGGAATTGGCTTCGGATTCCATCCCCGACCAGTCGACGACCAGTCGACGACCAGTCGACGACCAGTCGACGATCAATCGACGACCAGTCGACGACCAGTCGACGATCAATCGACGACCAGTCGACGATCAATCGACGACCAGTCGACGATCAATCGACGACCAGTCGGCCCTAATAGAAAAGAAAAGAATAGAAAAGAAAAGAAGAGAAGCTGGCGGCATGCCGCCAGCTGCAGCTGCCGCGATGATCGATGAGGAACGGGAGGTATCGGCCGAGGAACGGGAGATCGTGGCGATCATCCGCGCAGTTCCTGGTATGGGCGCGATACAAGAGGCGGCGGTGGTCGCGCACCTGCGGGAGGTGCTGGCCTGCCGCGATGGTCCGGCTATCGGGTACGCGCAACTGCGTGTGGAGGCGATGAAGTTCCGCGACTACTGGAGCATGAGGCGGGCGAACCAGGGAGAGAAGCGGTTCGCCGGCTGGAAAAATGCGCTGACGAATTGGTTCACGCGGGTGTATGTGCCGCCGAGCAGAGCATCGCCAGCGGTTGTGGAGCTGGACTACCAGGAGACGGCGGCGGTGGCGCCGGCATACTGGAATCCGCCGCCGCCGTTGGAGATCCGGCCAAATGGGTTGCTGGCGCAGTGGTACGACGAGCAGGGCCGGCCACGGCAGCGTTGGCCCGCGTGAATCGGCGCGGACGCGAGCAGGGAAGCAGAAGAGGGAGGCGCGGAACGGAATGAGCCGCTACTACGGGATCGCGGCGTGCGCGGGGTACATCGGAACGATCTTCGCGGCGAACTGGGCGATCCAGCGCTACGGCATCGTGCCCGTGGGGTTCGGATGGGATGCGCCGGCGGGTGTATTCGCGGCGGGACTCGCCTTCACGTTTCGGGACCTGACGCACGAGTGGCTGGGCCGCTCGTGGGTGATCGTCGCGATCCTGGTCGGCGCGGCGCTCTCTTGGTTCGTGTCGCCGACGTTCGCCGCCGCATCGGCGACGGCGTTTTTGCTGAGTGAGGTAGCGGACTTCGCGGTATACGCGCGTCTGCGCGCGCGACGATGGCTGGGCGCGGTGGCGTTGAGCAACAGCGTCGGTCTGACGGTCGATTCGGCGGTGTTTCTGTGGTTGGCGTTCGGATCGCTCGCGTTCATCCCGGGACAGATGTTGGCGAAGGCGTATATGACGGCCGGCGCGGTTGTGGCGCTGTGGTTCCTCCGTCGGCGCGAGCGAGTGGCGGCGCCGGCGGGATGATGTACCTGACTGGCGCAACGCGCGGGGCGATCGAAGACAAGCTGATCGCCATGGGTGCGGGGTTCATGTGGAACCCCCGGCACGGTCACTGCCCGGACCGGCTGCAGCGGTACCCTGCATTCGCCTGCGACAACGGCTGCTACGCGGCGGGAGATCGGTTCGATGCGGACCGGTGGTTGAAGCAGCTGGAGGGGTTCATCCCATTCGCGACGAAGTGCCTGTTCGTCGTCGCGCCGGACGTCGTCGGCGACGCGGCCGCAACGTGGGAGCGGTCGCGCGCCTACCTGCCGGTCATCCGCGAGATGGGGTTTCCAGCCGCCTTTGTCTCGCAGGACGGGCAGGACAAGCTCCCGGTGCCCTGGGATGCGTTTGACTGTCTGTTTACGGGCGGAAGCACCGCATGGAAGCTCTCGGAACCCGCCTTTGCCTTAGTGGCCGAGGCAAAACGTCGCGGGAAATGGACGCACATGGGCCGGGTGAATAGTCGAATCCGGTTTCGCGCGGCCTACGCAGGCGGCTACGACTCGTGCGACGGGACCTACGTCGCGTTCAACCCGCGGGAGTGCGTCGAACGGCTGCAAACATGGCAGGCCGTGAAACAGCAGCGGGCGCTCTGGGATGCGGGAGCATGGACGACGCCGTCTCGACCGCATCTCGGCGCGAGGAACCCGGCGATCTGTCGGAAGGTGTGTCGATGAACGACGGAGATTTCGTGCGGATATCTCACGGCTGTTACGAGGGCTGCACCGGGGTGATCGTGGCAGCGCTGGACGGCGGGTATCACGTGCGGATGACGAGTACGGGGCTCGTGCGCTGGTTCGGCGAGGACGAGCTGATGCGGGAGAAGCGGACGAGTGAACTCCTGGCGGAGGAACCGATAGCGGCCAATGTTCCCCATTACCGTCCATGGGTGTGTTGTCCCGATGCTATCGGCATCGGACGAGACGGAGCGGCGCCGTGCTGGACATCGTGGAGGAAGATGCAGGCGCGGATGGCGGATTTGGAAGCGCGTGACGCCGCGCGCACGGCTGCGGACGACGCGGCCGCTCCCGACGCTGCGGCGGAATATGCGCGGCAAGCGGCGCGTTGGCGGGGGGAGTTGGCGTGACACACACGGACCGACGTGATGGCGCGGAACGTGTGCGCGCGTGTCCGGTTGCATCGTATCACGCGTCGGTACGCGCACACCGCTCGCGTCGGCGCTGGACAGCGCATGACCTATTCCAACTGGAGGGTTGGATCGAAATGGTCTGCGATCACGCGGGAAACTCGTATTGAGCGCGCGGGCAGTTGCTGACCTATTGGGGATCGGGTGCTCGAAGACGGTCGTGCGCTGGATCGAGCGTGGCTGGTTGTACGGCAAACGTGGCCAACGGGTTGGGCCACACCGGCGATGGCTGGTCTGGGAGGACCGACTGCTGGAGTTTCTGGAGGATGAAGCGCACTGGCACCGCTGGCGTCCTGAGCGCATTACCGAGCCGTGCCTGCGGGAATGGGCGTCCGAGTTGCGTGCCGGGGTGCGGTTTTTGCGCCTCACCGAGGTGGCGGAGCGCTATTACGTCACGAGCCGAACGGTGGAGAATTGGATACGAGAGGGGCGGATTCCGGCTGTGTGCAATGGTAACCATCTGGTGCGCGAGTCGGACCTGGCTGGGTTCGTCCCGCCTGGGCAGCGGAGCCGCCATGGTCTGCAGCTCCGGGCATGGACAACCGACGATGACGCGGTGCTGCGTGAGATGCGCTCGTCGGGTGCGGCGTATGCCGTCATCGCGCAGCGGCTCGGTCGGTCAATCAGTTCCGTCGCGAACCGCTGGCATCGCATGCGGGGCGTCGCATGACGCGCATCACGCCGCCATACACAATTGGTGACCCCATCCCCGTTGCCGAGTTCCGCGAGGCAACTGCCAAGCGCATGAGCGAAAAGCAACTCCTGCAATACGTGCTGGACCTGGCCCGCGCATGCGGTTATCTGGTGTATCACACGTTCGATTCGAGGCGTTCCACGCCGGGATTCCCGGACATCATCGCGGTGGGCTATGACCGGCTGTTGGCCATCGAGTGCAAACGTGAAGGCCAACACCCGACGCCGGAACAGGATGATTGGTTGTCGGAGCTGGCATACGTTCCAGGCGTCGCGTGCTACGTCGTCCGTCCGTCCGACTGGTTGAACGGCGAGGTTGAGCGAATATTGCGTGGCGATCCTCGCAGCGACGAGCCGTGTGCGCGGCGGTGACGCTGGAGCGGCCATGAAGGCGCGACGAGGGGATAGAACAGGCTGCTGACATGCGGAACGGTGGTATGTGCTTGGGGACTGTTGGTTGTGGGCGTGGGGTGACGCGGAGCGAATTGGTCCGGCCGCCATTCGGGGAATTGCTGCGCGCCTACCGGCGGCGCAGCTGCCTGTCCCAGGATGCGATCGGTCGTAGCGTCGGGTACGACCATTCGTTCGTCAGCCGGCTCGAGTCAGGGAGCCGGCTGCCTTCGCGTGATACGGTACTGCGCCTGGCGCACGCGATGGATCTGGACGGGCGCGACACTGACCAGCTGCTGGCGTCCGCCGGATTCCTGCCGCTGCGGCTGGAGTATCTGCTGGAGGAGGAACCAGCTATAGCAGCGGCGCTGGCGTTTCTGCGGGATGACCGTGTGCCAGCGGAACGGCGCGACGAGGTGCGCACCAAGATTGCGTTGGTGGTCCGTCGGGCGATTGCCGTTGCCGACGAGCATGCGCTGGCGCGGTCGGTATGACGACAGTCACCATCGCCATCCCGCTGCCGCTTTGCCCCAACGTGCTCTCGAAAAATGGCCGCGGGCATTGGTCCGCACGCTACCGGGCCATGCGCGACCAGCGGGAGTGGGCGGGGTGCGCATTGCTGGAGATCGCCGGCCGGGCGGAATGGCCCTGGCCAGCGGCCGTCATGGACGTGGCGTGGCGCTACTACGCTGGCCGGCCGCCGGACGACGACAACGTGTGGGCGCGGGTGGCTGGGGTGCGTGACGCGTGTCAGGCGCGCGGCCTCGTGCGCAACGACCACGACATCCGCACCGGCAGGGTCACGTTCAGCCGCGTCGCCGCGGCTGACACATTGGTCGTCGTGACGTTGCGTCGGGACGATGGAGAGGAGCGAGGATGACACTCAGCCGGCAGGTAGACGAGGCGCGGCTCCGCAAACACATCGACGATTGTGGCGCTGGGTGCGCCAGCGCGGAGGACGCCGAGGATATCGCTGATGCGTTGCGCGAGTACTGGCGACGCGAGGCGAATGACATCCCGGTTGCACAGGACGCACTGCCAGTGACGATGTCGCTGCCTCTTCTTCCCTTAGTGGCCTGGAATCGCATCCCAGATTGTGAGGCAGATGCCGCATTAGAACAGTGGGGTCATTGGCTGGGGGCTAGCACTCGGCCATTTGGCAGGCAATCGTTCGGATTATGGCTGGGCACAGAGCTTGTCGCGGTAGCGGTGTCGGCCAGCACCGTGAATCGACGTTGCGCGGGATTTGATCGGCGAGAATGTGTGGAATTGGCACGTCTCTGTGCCCATCCTGAGCATCGCAATCTAACGCGAGTCGCGCTCCGTTTATGGCGCATTACAGCTCCGCCAGCATGGTCTAGCGTATATTGGCAGGTGCGCGCTTGTGTGAGTTATGCCAACGCAATCCGCCACACAGGAGATATCTATCGGTTCGACGGCTGGCGCAAGGTGGCAGACGTCCCCGGCGGAATCGCTGGCGGGAATTGGGGGCGCGGCAAACAATACGACCCCAAATCCGTTTGGGTGTTTGTACTAGAGAACGAAACGAACATGGACTGCACGTCTTCCGTCGGCAGGACCTGATCTACTGCCTCGGACCTACCATCTGGGAGGCTGAGGTGGATGAGGCCGAGATGATCGTGACTGAGCACAGTGTCGTCGTCCGCCGGGCGCGGTTGGTGCGGCAGCTCCAGACGTGGAACGAACGCACCGCGTGGCTATTCGCCGCCGACTGCGCTGAACATGTGCTGCACCTGTACACGCAGGCGTATCCCAATGACTCGCGGCCACGCGACGCAATCGCGGCCAGCCGCGCCTACGCGAAGGGCATGATTGCGGCTGCTGCATGGGATGCCGCACGGGCTGCCGCGTGGGATGCCGCACGGGATGCCGCGACTGCCGCGTGGGATGCCCAATTGGCTGCCGAGATGGCTACTGCACGGGATGTTGCTGCGGCGAAAGCAGCGCGGGAGGCGGCCTACGCCGCGGCGATGGCCGCAGATTGGGACACCGACTGGGATGCTGCGCAGAGTGCCGCGTGGCTCGCTGCAGTACATGCGGCGCGGGCTGCCGCATGGGCTGCTGCACGGGATGACGCACAGACTGCCGAGCGGAAATGGCAAACCAAACGTTTGTTTGACTATCTAGAGGGGCGCGTATGAGCCTACCGAAACCCGCCGTCGGCGACACCATCGCGGTCGACGCCACTGGCGAGCAGACCCGCATCTACCAGCGCGCCGGCGACGGCCCCTGGCGCGCGCTCGATGGCGCGACCGCCGACACCTCCAGCGAGGGGGAGTTCCGCGTACGCGGCAAACACCGGCCCAACCTGTACGCGCCGGAGCAACCCTGGGAGGTGACCGTCGCCGACGACGATGAGTCGGTGGCCGGCATGCGCCGGGGCCGCGTCACCGGGTGAGTGCACCGCCACCGGTCCGTCGCCCTCAGCGGTTGCGCTGCTGGCGTTGTGGGCGGGTGCTGGCCGAATACCTGCCGCCTATCGGCTGGCTGGCGCTGCGTTGCCGTCGCTGCGGCACGTATGTCACCATTCGGGTACCATAATGGCGGCGTTGATCTCGCGGCCCACGCGGCCCTCGTGCTCATGCGTCGGGGGTTGGCGTGGCGCAAAATGGCACACGCGTTCCGGCATCGCAACGCGCGAAACGCGAACTCGCGGCAGCGCTGCTGGCCGAGGACCGGCTGACCGACGTCGAGATCGCCGCACGGGCCGGCGTCAGCCGGCGCACCCTCGTGCGGTGGAAACAATCCACCCAGTTCCAACAACGCATTGCCCACCACCAGGCGGTGCAGGCAGACGCGGTTGCAGCCACTGGCATCGCCAGCCGGCGCGCGCGGGTCGAGGCGCTCAACGACCGCTGGCAGCGGCTGCAGCGGATCATCGCCGAACGCGCGGAGGCATATGGCGGCCGCGACGCCGAGGGGAAGCCGCTTGTCCCGGGTGGGAGTACCGGGCTGCTGATGCGCTACGGGAAGTCGGGGGAGTTCGCGTTGGACACGGGGCTGCTGCGCGAGCTGCGTGCGGTGGAGGAACAGGCGGCGCGCGAACTGGGGCAGTGGGTGGACCGCTCGCGGCTGGACCTGGCGTTCGCCGAGGAGATCGAGCGGGTGGCGGCGACGTTCGGGGTGTCGCCGGAGGAGGTGCGGCGCGACCTGCGCCGGCTGCTGGAGGGGCAGACGTGAGCGCGGCAGAGGCGACGATCTCGGCGTTGTATGCGCTCGCCCGCCTGCGCCAGGCATATGAGGCGCAGGGGCGGTTGCGCTCTGCCTACGCGGCCTACCGGGATGACCCGCTGGGGTATGCACGCGACGTACTCGGGGTGACCTGGTGGGAGAAACAGGCGCGCATCGCCGAGGCGCTAGCGACGCATCCACGTGTGCTGGTGCGCGCCTCGCATGCGGTGGGCAAGACGCACGTGGCCGGCGGGCTGGTCAACTGGTGGTATGACACGCGCACGCCCTCGATCTGTCTGACGACAGCGCCGACGGGGAGGCAGGTGCAGGACCTGCTCTGGCGCGAGGTGCGCACCCAACGGCGTGGCCGGCCGGGGCTCTACCCGAAGGCGCCGCGTATGCAGGATGGGCCGAATCATTACGCCGCTGGCTACACCGCGCGCGACGTGAACGCGTTCCAGGGCACCCACGAGGAGCGGTTGCTGATCGTGTTCGACGAGGCGGTGGGGGTGCCGCTGGAGTTCTGGGAGGGGGCGGAGGCGATGCTGACCAGTGGGCCGGAGAACCGCTGGCTCTGCATCTACAACCCGACCGACGTGGCCAGCGCGGCGTACCGGGCGGAGCTGCGCGCCGACGCCGTGCTGATCAGCGTGAGCGCGTTGGAGCACCCGAACGTGCTGGCCGAACTGCGCGGGGAGCCGCCGCCATTCCCCCAGGCGGTTCGGCTGGCCTGGGTGAACGAACGGCTGGCGCGCTGGTGCACGCCGCTGGCGTCGGGGGATGCGCGCGCGACCGATCTGGAGTGGCCGCCGGGGTCGGGGGCGTGGTACCGGCCCGGACCGTTGTTCGAATCGCGGGTGATGGGACGCTGGCCGTCGACGACGGTGAATGCCGTCTGGAGCGACGCGGCGTTCCAGGCGGCGGCGACGGCGGGGTTGCCCGAGCCGGACGACGTGCCCTGCGAGATCGGCTGCGACGTGGCCCGGTTCGGGGACGACCACACGGCGATCCATGTGCGGCGCGGGCCGGTCTCGTTGCACCACGAGCAGCGGCATGGTTGGGACACCGCGCAGACGGCCGGCCGCCTGAAGGAATTGGCGCGGGAATATGGCCGGCGTTGTGGGCTGGACGGCCGGGCGGTGATCGTGCGGGTGGACGACGACGGGGTTGGCGGCGGGGTGGTCGACCAGCGCGAGGAGTACACGTTCCTGCCGGTGAACGCGGGGAAACCGGCCATCGCGCCAGAGGACTACCCCAACCGGCGCTCGGAACTGTGGTTCGCGACGGCGGAACGGGCGCTGGAGGGGCAACTGGACCTGTCGCGGTTGGCGGACGCGGTGCTGGCCGACCTGCGCCGGCAATGTCTGGCCCCGACCTGGCGGCTGGATAACCGTGGCCGGCGGGTGGTCGAGCCGAAGGCAGACACGAAGCGCCGGCTGGGCCGGTCGCCGGACGATGCCGATGCGCTCAACCTGGCCTATGCTGGGACCGCGCCGGCGGCTGGAATCCTGGCGGCGAGCGTGCCGGTGCTGGAGGCGTATCGGACGGATCGGCGCGCGGTGTTGCGCCAGGGACGTGGAGGCTGAGGATGACGACCAGACGCGCGCGCCGGCAGCGACAACCGGCTGCGACCCGGCGTGAGGCGGCACGCGAGGCGACGTTCGACCTGTTGGCCAACCAGGGGATCGACGACGACGACCACCTCTACCGGCGCATCACTGGCGAGCGGGGACAGAACCTGCCGGCCTACCAGCACGAGCACATGCTGCGCGTAGCCAGTTACCTCTACCGGACGAACCCGGTCGCGCACCGGCTCGTCTCGATGCTGGTCGATTTCGTCCTCGGCGAGGGGATGACGCTGACCTACCGCAACGCCCAGGTGCGCGAGGTGATCGAGCGTCATTGGCAGGACGGCTATAACGACTGGGAGCGCAACGCGGCTGACCTGCTGACCGTGTACCTGGTCAGCGGTGAGTTGCTGCTGCCGCTGTTCCCCAACCCGCTGGATGGCCATCTGCGCGTCGGCTGCGTCGTGCCGGAGGAGGTGCGCGAGGTGCGGCCGGACCCGGAGAACTGGCGCGTGGTGCGCGAGGTGCGGCTGCGCTCGTTCCCCGGCGAGGAACCACGCGCTTACCAGATCGTCAACCTGCGCGAGGGGGCTGACGATCTGCGCGAGATCGAGCGGCCAGCGCTGTTCTGGAAACGGCAGAACCCGCTGGGTACACGCGGGATCTCGCTGCTCTATACCCTGGCCGATTTCATTGACCTGCTCGACCAGATGGTGTTCAACGAGGTCGAGCGCGCACTGCTCATGAAGGCCTTCATTTGGACGGTGACGGTGAAGGACGCGACAGCGCGAGAACTGGCTGAATTGGCCGCGCTGCCGCAGTACGCGCAGCCGCCGAAGCCGGGCGCGGTGATGCTGCAAAACGAGCGCATCAGTTGGGAGGCGAAGACCCCCCGGCTGGACACGTACGACGCGGCGAACCTGATGCGGTTCCTGCGCAACCATATTTTCGGGGCGGTGGGCATCCCGGTGCACTGGTTCGCCGAGGGCGAGGATGTCAACCGGGCCTCGGCGCAGGCGATGGCCGAGCCGGTGCGCAAACGCATGACCAGCGTACAGGACGAGTGGCGCGCGATCGTGGGCGATGTGCTGCGTTGCCAGGTGGATTACGCGGTGCTGGCTGGCCGGCTGCCGGCCGAGGTGCCGGAGGAACGCGGCGATGGTCAGCTGACGGGGGTGATGATCCCGGCAGGGGAGGCGTTCCGGGTGGAGATGCCCGACCTCTCGCCGGCGGATACGCAGCAGGTGGTCGGCGCGTTGTCCACGCTGACCCAGACGCTGGCGCTGGCGGTGGGCGAGGGGTACGTCAGCCAGGACACGGCGCGGCGGTTGTTCCTGCTCATGGCCACCCAATTGGGCGCGGATATCGATCTGGACGAGGAGACCGCGCAGTTGGAGCCGCAGGAAATGCCGGAGGGGGAGCCGGCAGTGGAGGCGCCGGTGTTCCCTGTGGCGCGGCTACGGCGGGATGAACCGCAGCCGCTGGATGCGGTGGGCTGATGGCCGACGATGCGTTGGCCGGGTTGAGCGACGAGGCGGCGGCGACGGTGCTGCGGTTGCTCGACCGCTACCGGCGCGAGCTCCTCGGCCTGCTGGCGGGCTCCGAGGGGGGGCTAACGCTGCGCTACCGGCAGTTGCTGCGCGAGGCGGAGGCGCTGGCCCAGGCGGTGACGGGGCAGATGGCGCTGCCGTTGCGCGACGCGGTGGAACGCGCAGCGGCGTTGGGGGATGCGACGGCGCTGGCCGACCTGCGGCTGTCGCGGGTGGACGCGCGCAGTTATGTGGGGGTGAACCCAACCCTGGTGCGGGTGGCCGGGGAGTACGTGGCGAAACTGACCGAGGACCTGATGGCGGACGTGCTTCAGCGGATCAGTATGCACATCCGGTTGGCGGCGCTGGGGGGGATGCCGTTCACGACGTTGCTCGACCGCATCGGGCGGGACATGACCAGCGGGGCCTGGAAACCAGCGCGCAGCCGGGTGGAGACGATCGCCCAGACCGAGGTGAGCCGGCTATACAACCTGGCCTATTACGACCAGGCGGTGGAACTGGCCAGCCGGGTGGAGGGGATGCGCAAACGCTGGGTGCACGCGTCATCCTCGCCGGGGTTTACCGCCGTCCAACGGCAGCGGTCGCGGCCCCACCATATCGCTGTGGCGCGGCGGACGCAGAAGAAACCCATCCCGATGGATGAGGTGTTCAACCTGGGGCGCGGCATCCGGGCGCGGTTCCCGCACGACCCGGCGTTGCCGGCGACGGAAACGAACCGCTGCCGCTGCCGGCTGGAACTGGTCCCGCCGGACGCGCAGGCGACGGAGTGACGATGGCGCTGGTGCGGGTGAATGGGACGCTGATCGGCGAGGCGATCGGCCAGCCGCTGCCGAGCAGCCGGGAATGGCGCGGGGCGTGCGGCTGCATGCTCGGCGCGGTGACGGCGGAGGTGGTGGTCATCCGGCCCTCGCGCCGGATCTACCGCGTGCGCCGGCCGCTGCCGACGCCGATCGAGGCAGTGTGCTACCACGGGATCGAGCACCGGTTGACCGAGGAGGACGCCTGCCGGCTCGTGCCACGCTGAACCGGGGCATTTGACGGCCAGCCCGCGATTGTGGTATGTGTGCGGGCGACAACCGCATAGCAGGTACATGCGACCGCCTGAGTGAGCGCTAGACGCCGTCGCGCGAGGACGAGAGAGCCTCGGCTGACGGCGTTGTCTGTGTTCACGGGGGTTGTATGGCCGAGACGCGGTTTTTCCTCACGGAAGCCTCCGACCTCTCCCACAACGACATCTGCCGGTTGCTGGCGCGCGCGCTGAACCCGGACGGCGAGGAGCGCATCTGGCCGGTGGAGGTGTACGACGACATGGTCGTCTACGACGACGGGGGGCAACTCTACCGGCGATCGTACGCGATCGACGCCGAGGGGCAGGTGACGCTGGGCGACGCGGTTGCGGTCGAGCGGCGGGTGGAGTATGTGGCGGTGGGGGCGATGGACGAGGCACAGCAGCCGACTGATGGCGGCGCGGCGGCGCGGCAGGATGCGCAGCCAGTGGATGGGACGTTGCTCGAGGCGGTCGACGCCGACGGCTGGGACTGGCGCGTGCAGATCATCCGGGCCGGAGTGAGCGCAAACGGCAACGAGTACCCGCTGGCGGTGCTGCACGAGGCCGCGCCGGTATATGCCGGGGTGCCGGTGTTTTACGGGCGTGGTCCGGACCACAACCGCAACGAACGTGGCGCGGACGCGGTGGCGGGATGGATCACCGCGGCGCGGCCGAACGCCGTGGGCGTCGAGGGGGTGTTCGAGATCAACCGGGGGAAACCGGACGTGCGCGAGAGCGTGCGGCATGCCTACGACGTGAAACGGCGCACGGGACGCGAGGCAATTGGGTTCTCGCACGTGATCCCCAGCGGTGGGTTCATTTCCGAGGCGCGCCGCCCGTCGGGCCGGCGAGTGACCAAAATCTTGCGCGCGGAATCGGTCGACCTGGTGATGAACCCGGCTGCCGGCGGGTCGTTATTGGGTCCATTGGCCGAGGGCGTGGCCGCTCCGGGGGCGAGCGAATATGTGTTCGATGCATTGCAGGAGGCGATCATGGACGTGCAGAAACTGTTGGCGCGGCTGCGCGAGGGGCGCAAGCTGAGCCTCGAGGAGTTGGCGGCGCTGAACGAGGCAGTCGGGACGCAGGAACTGGCTGAGGCGTTGGCCGAGAGCGCGCGCGCTGGCGCGACAGGGCAGGAAACGGGCGCTGCCGATAGCGGCGCGACGGGAGAGGCGATGGCCGTCGCCGGCAACGGCGAGCTGCGCGAATCGCTGGCGGCGCTGGAGGCGCGGCTGCGCGAGGCGGAGCAGCGCGCGGCGTTGGCGCAGGCTGAGGCGGTGTTGCGGGAGCGGCTCGCGGAGAGCCGGTTGCCGGAGCCGCTCCGCGCGGCGATCGCGGCGGATTTCTCCGGCCGGCTGTTCGAGGCGGCCGAGCTCGACGCGCGCATTGACCGTGACCGGGAGATCGCGGCGCGGCTGGCGCAGGTACGTCCGACTGGGCTGGGGCGGATCGAGGTGACGACCGACCAACGCGACAAGTTCCAGCAGGCGATGGACGGGTTCTTCGGCCTGGTCCGCGGCGCGACGCCGCAGCAGGACCAGGTGCAGTTGTGGTTGCGCACGCCGATGCATTTCCGCTCGTTGCGCGAGGCGTTCGAGCAGATCACCGGCCGGCGGGTGACCGATCCACGCGAGATCCTGGCCGAGGCGGTGCAGTACGCGCCGCGCGAGTTGCCGGATGGGTTGCGCGAGTCGGTGACCACCAGCACGTTCGCCGAAATCCTCGGCGACTCAATTCGCCGGCGCATGATCGCGCAGTACCTGATGCCGGACCTGCAATCGTTCATGCTGCTCGTCTCCGAGGTGAGCGGATTGAGCGATTTCCGCACGAACCGCCGGGTGCGCCTCGGCGGGTACGGCGACCTGCCGACGGTGAGCGAAGGCGGAACGTACCAGCCGCTGACCTCGCCAGGGGACGAGGAGGCCACCTACGCGCCAGCCAAACGCGGTGGCCTCGAGGACCTCACGATGGAAACCATCATGAACGACGATATGCAGGTCGTGCGGCAGATTCCGGTGCGGCTGGGCGAGGCGGCGGTGCGCACCCTGCGCCACGCCATCTTCAACACGGTGCTGCGCGACAATCCGACGATCTACGACGGTGTGGCGTTGTTCCACGCCTCGCACGGCAACCTGGGCTCGACGGCGCTGTCGGCGGCGGAGCTCTCGGTGGTACGCCGGGCGATGCGCGACCAGATGCCGTATGGTGTGACCACGCAGCCGTTGGGGGCGAGCAATCTGCCGCGGCGATTGTTCGTGCCGGCGGAACTGGAGGAGATCGCGTTCAAACTCTCCAACAGCGCGCCGTACGTGCTGGCGAGCAACGAGAACGCGACGACGCCGAACATCCACCGCGGGATCGAGTACACGGTGGTGGACGAGTGGACGGATGCCAACGACTGGGTGGCGGCGGCAGATCCGGCGAACACGCCGATCATTGAGCTCGGCTTCCTCAATGGTCGCGAGGAGCCGGAACTGTTCGTGCAGGACGCGCCGACGGTCGGCAGCGTGTTCACCGCCGACAAGATCACCTACAAGATCCGCCACATCTGGGGCTACGCAGTGCTCGACTACCGCGGGCTGTACAAGGAAGTCGTGGCCTAAACTGACGGAGTGGTGGGGGCTCTGGCCCCCACCCTCGCCTGAGAGGGCGTAGCGATGATGATCTCACGCGAGCAGGCAGCGCGGTTGTCCCGGGCGGACCCGGCGCGGGTGCGGGCGGTGTATGCGTTCACCGACCGCGTCTGTGTGGTGACCGATGACGGGGCGAAACACTGGGCGACGCTGGCGACAGCCGAGGCTGTGGCGGTGGACGAGACCTCAGCCGAGACCAGCGTAGCGGATGACGACGAGACGTCGGCGGACATCAGCGTAGCGGACGAGACGAAACTGGGACGGGCGCGGCAGCGTCGCGGGCGTTGACGCGCGAGCGAACATGAGGAGGCAACCAGATGGCGAACACGATGCATGACCTGGCCGGACCGCTGGTGCAGCAGACGCTGATCCCGCCGGCGGCGGCGGGGGACGCGACGGCGAGCCGGGTGGTGTTCATGGCCCCATTCGCCTGTCGGATCCGCTCGGTGACGATCGTGCCGGCGGCGGGCATTACCGGCCAGGCGACGAATACGTTCAACCTCAACGTGATCAACCGGGGCGTAGATGGCGCATCCTCGACCGAGGTGGCCAACCGGGATTACCTGTCGGGCACGAATGAGACGGCCTACACCCGGCGGGTGCTCTATCAGCCGTCGACGCCGCTCTCGCTGGCGGCCGGCGCGTGCCTGGACCTGCAACGCGAACTGGTGGGGACCGGGCTGGCGATGCCGTCGCTCCTGGTCGTCGTCGAGTATGAGGCGGCCTAGATGGGCCCGGCGCGACTGGTCCAACGCACGACGGACGGCGAACTCGCCAGCGCGGGGACGCCGTACATTGTCTACGCCGCGACGCTGGCGGCGGGGTCGGACACGGCGACGCTGGAACTGCGCGACGGCGGGGCGAGCGGGACGGTGCTGCTGACGCTGCGTGCGCCGGCCAACACGACGGCGACGGCGCAATTCCCCTGCGGGGTGGTGTTCAGCAGCGGCGTCTACGTCGACCTGAGCGGGACGGGGCCGGCGGCGGCGGTGGCGTTTAGCTGAACCCCAGCGAGGAGGCGCTATGGCGGACGACCTGGCGACGCTGATCGAGCGGATGCGCTCGCGGCTCCAGGACGTGGCCGGGCTGCTGGATGCGGGGACCGAGGGGGACCTGTACCAGGCGGTGCGCGATGGGCTGGAGCAGTACGACGACGATGCGCCACGGGTGCTCGTCGCGGATATCGCTGGGGACGGGGTGACCTACGACTTCACGTTGCCGGCCGGGTATGTCGACGGATTCAGCCGGATCACGGCGGTCGAATACCCGGCCGGCCTGCGCCAGCCGGTCTATCTGGAGCCGACCGACTGGCAGATCTACCGCACGCCGACGACGACGAAACTGCGGCTGCGCTGGCATACCCCCGGCGCGACCGAGACGGTGCGGGTGTCGTACACGGCGCGGCACACGGTCGAGGACCTGGATGGGGCGACGGCGACGACGGTCCCGGCCTGGCACCGGCAGGCGTTCCTGGCGTTGTGCACCGCGCGGGCATTCTCGCGTTTGGCGGCGCGGTTCGTGCACGAGCAGGAGGCGACGCTGGCGATCGATAGCGTCGAGCGGTCGTCAAAGGCCGATCGGGCGCAGAAATTGGCGGGCGCGTTGCTCAACGAATACCGCGAGCTGGTGGGGGTACGCGGGGGCGAGGCGCCGGCGGCGCTGCGGCTGGACTGGAGTACGTCGGTGGCCGGCACTGGCGCGGCGCGGTTGACCCACCGGGGCCGGCGGGCATGAGCAACCTGACGCTGGAGATCGATGCGCGGCCGTTGGTGGCGGCGTTCCAGCGCGCGCCGGCGGCGGTGGAGGCGGCGCTGCGCCGCACGGTGGAGCTGCTGGCGGTGGATATCGAGGGCGGGGTAATCGCGCATACCCCCGTCGGCGCGACCGGGCACCTGCGCCAGTCGATCACGCATGACGTGAGCGGCAGCGGGCTGCTGGTCGTCGGGAGGGTGTACTCGACCGACGTGCCGATCAAGGTGCTCTCCGTCGAACATGGCCGCCGGCCGGGGCGGATGCCGCCGCGCCGGCCGATCGAGTTGTGGGTGAACCGGAAACTGGGCGAGGGGCGCGCGGTGGCGTTCCTGGTTGCCCGGGCGATCGGTCGGCGGGGGACGCGTGGCGCGCATATGTTCGAGCGGGGGTTCCGCGACCGCGCGCCACGGGCGCAGGGGCGCATCCGTGAGCTGCTGGCGACGCTGCGGCAGGTGCTCTGATGGCGACGTATGCGCAGGTGCGCGATGCGATCGTGGCGCGGCTGGAGACGGTGGCCGATATCGGCAACGTGCAGGACTACCGGCGCACGGCGCAGACGTTCGCGCACCTGGAGGCTGCATTCACCGCGACGGTCGGCGGGCAGAAACAGGTGCGCGGCTGGTCGGTGGCCTGGGAATCGGCGGAATGGCGGCCGGATGGCGTGACGACGACGGGGCAGATGCGCATGGCCGGTGAGGAGGTATGGGTGGTGCGGGGGTATATGTCGGCGCACGATGCCGGGGCGACCGACCGGGTGTGGTCGGGGTTGATCGAGCAGGCAATGACGGCGCTGGCGACCTGCATGGCCTCGCTCTCGCCGCGCCAATCGCACGTGCCGGTGACGCTGCGGCAGAACGCGTTCGCCGAGCTCGATGTTCCCGGGGTGGGCATGGGCGCGGTGGTGCACACGGCGGAGATCGCGGTGACGCTGCGCAATGAGCGGGTGGTCTGAGATGCATCCGGCGGCATACCGGTTCGTGACCGGCGTCGTGGACAAACTGGATGTCAGCCAACTGACGGTGGTCGAACTGGGGAGCTACGACGTGAACGGGTCGGTGCGGCCGTTGTTCGCGGGCTGCGCGGGATACATCGGGGTGGACCTGCGGCCCGGCCCCGGCGTGGATGTGGTCGGCGACGCAGCGACCTGGGGCGAGCCGGAGCACTGCGATGTGGTGGTGACGACGGAGACGCTGGAGCATACCCCGGCCGCGCGGGAGATCGTGGCGAACGCGGCGCGGCTGCTGCGTCCCGGTGGGTGGGTCATCGTCACGGCGGCGTCGCCGGCGCGCACGCCGCACGGGGTGGACGGCGGGCAGGTGGGAGCCGAGTTCTACGCCGGAGTGAGTGCGGCTCAGTTGCTCGCGTGGCTGATAGATGCCGGACTCGACCCGGAGCAGGTGCGTGAGGCGGATGGCGGCGACGTGTACGCGCTGGCGCGCAAACCGGAGGCGCTGAGATGAGCGCGTCGTCCCGGCTGCTCTACCTGGACCACGCGGCAGCGGCGGAGGCGGAGATCGCGCCAGGCCGGGTGTCCGCGCCGCGGGTGTTCGTGGTCTACCCTGGCCACCGGTTCTCGACGCGGGATGTGGCCGATGGGGTGGTGAATGGGCTGCGCGCGGCGGGCGCGGAGGTGTACGCGTTCCGCTACCACGAGTACATCGACGAGCTGCTGCCGCTGGAGGAGCAATGGATCGCGGCGGGGTTGCCGGCGGAGCAGGCGACGGCGCGAGTGCTCGACCTGGCGAGTTGCGCGGCGTTCCCGCGCATGCTGGCGTTCCATCCGGACCTGGTGCTCTGGGTGACGGGGTACGTGTTTCCCATGGCCGGGGCGGTGTTGGTGGGGCAATACACGCGCACGGCGCTGCTGTGCACCGAGTCGCCCTACCAGTGGGAGACGGAATCGCGGTTGGCGACCGGGTTCAATTGGGTGTTCACCAACGAGCGCACCTGCGTGGCGCGGTTCCGCGAGGTGCGCGCGCGCTACAACCATCCCCACCCGGAGCGGGTGGTCTATCTGCCGCACGGGTTCGACCCGCAGCGCCACCGGCCGTTGCGGCGGGAGGAGATGCCCGCGGAGTACCAGTCGGACGTGTGTTTCATCGGCTCGCCGTTCCCAGAGCGGCAGGCGTTGTTGCGCGGGGTGGACTGGACGGGGATCCACTTCCGGGCGCGGGGCGTGTTCGTGGATGCGCCAGTGGCCGAGGAGGTGCTCGACCCGGAACGGGGTTTCGTCGATAACGACGAGGCGCACCGGTATTACGCGGGGGCGCGGATTGTGATCAACCACCACCGGCGGGTGCGCTATTACGGGCTGGACGATACGATCGCGGAGGGAGAGGCGGAGAGCCTGAACCCACGCGTGTACGAACTGGCGGCGGCTGGGGTGTTCCAGGTGTGTGACGACAGCCGGCCGGAGTTGGCGGAGCTATTCGGCGCGAGCATCCCGACCTACCGGCATGATAGTAGCGCGGACCTGGAACGGGTGCTGCGCTACTGGCTGGCGCGGCCGGACGAGCGGGCGGAACTGGCGGCGGAGGCGCGCCGACGGGTGCAACCGCATACGCTGGCGGCGCGAATGAGGATGGTATTGGAGCAGGTGCTGGGGGGACGATGGACGAACGCGAGTTCTGGCTGATCGTCCGGCGGGCGCTGCTGATGATCGTCAGCGCGATCGAGAAACGGCACCAGATGCGATAATTGGCAATGACATTGCGCGTCGCTGGCCGCACCAGGTCCCACGGTCCCGCCGGCGACGCAGGAGCCACCGCGGCGGTCGCGCTCGCTCTCCTCGACCAGACGGTTGAACAGGAGGGCGAACGATGCCACTCGGACCAGTCGCGGGGGTCAACCAGATCCTCTATTTCGGCACCGGCACGGCGTCTCCCGTCTCCGAGGGGACGGGGTTCACGATGAACACCTCGACCCAGTTCGCGGACGACACGAGCTGGGGGGACGTGTTCCAGACGCAACGGCCGACGATCATCCAGGCGACCTGCCAGGTGATGAAGCACTACGACCATAGTGAGACGGCGCTAGCGGCGGCGCGGGATGCGCGCGCGCTGGGGAAATTCTACTGGTACCCGGACCGGTCGCAGACGGGGGACTACATCTACTGGACGGGGTACGTCTCGGGTGGCGCACCGCAGGCGGGGAGCCTGACCGGGATGATCTCAGCGACGTTCGACATTGTGTTCGCGACGCAGCCGACCTGGGTGCGCTCGTAACGCGGCGCTGGCTGGGGCGCGAGGTTTGCGCGCCCCAGCCGGCAGCGTGAGGGATGAGGGTTGCCGATGGACGACGCTGGGCGGGTAACGCCACAGGCGGTGACGACGATCGAGCCGGGGGTCTGGGAGGTGACGTTGGAGCGGCCGGGGAGGGTCGAGGGGACGCCGCCGGTGGACGTGCGCAAACGCACCCGGCGGATCACGTTTGGCGAGCATGGCGAGCATTGGGTGGAGGTTCGCGGCGGTGGCACGAACCGGGAGCGCATCTGGCACCAGGCGATGCTGGCGCGGCTGACGACGATCGAGGACCCGATCGCGCGGGAGATCGAGGCGATCGCGCAACTGGCGACCTTCCTGGATGACCGGGTGGTAGCCCACAACATCACCGACTGGGCGGGGAACGAGTTGCCGCAGCGGGGGCTGGACCTGGCCTGGGAGTTGTCGTTCACCGACCTCGCCCGGCTGGTGGGACAGATCCTTTACCCACCGGCGTTGTTCGCTGACCCAAAAGCCGCGACGAGTTCCAGCAATGGTACGTCGATGGCCGGCTGAGAGGGGAGCCGCCGCCGGCCGGCTGGGAAACGTGGGACAGCGACCTGTTCGACGGCCGGCTGATGCGGGACTACGGCTGGACGCTGGCGGAGGTGGATGGGTTGGAGGACGACCAGCGGCTGCGGATCGCGCGCATCTGGGCAGTCGAGGCGCTGGCGCGCGAGGGGGAGACGTACCTGGCGAAATGGCGGCAGGCGCAGACGCGGGCGGCGCAGACGTTCGCGATGGTCGCCACGCGGCAGGGCCCGGGCCACGGCGGCGGTGAGCAGGAGGGCGGAGGATGAATCAGAACGACGCGCTGGCCATCGCCATCATGGGTGCATTAGCGCACCCGCTGCATCGCGACGAGCGCGTCCTGCATGAGATCGTTGCACGAGAGCAGCATGCTAACCACCATAGCGGAGGCGACTGGCGGCGTTGCCAGTGCATCCCGCAACAGATCGGTGGCATCGGCGTAGCACTCGGTGGCGCGTTCGAGCGCACGATGCGCCTCGGCAAAACGCTCTGGGGGGCGCATGTTCGCGACATCGTCCGCCGCGCCGTGCACGATAGCGAACTGCGCCTGGATATCGGCGCGCCACGCGTCATTCAGGATCAGCGCGACGCGCTGTTCCGCGTCGGTCAACAGGCGACGGATCTCGGCAATCGCATCCGCCAGTGTGGCGGTGTATTCCTGCACCTGCTCGGCGTAGGCCTGCTCGGACAGTTCTCGCCGGCCGCCACAGGCGATAGCGCCCCAGATGATGAGGGCAACAGCCAGGTAGCGCATTGGTTCTCCCTCTCATGTCCCCGATGGAGCCGCTGGTTGGTGAGCGGGATCATAGCATGAGTCAGAACCATACAGTCACGATCACCATCAGAGCGTCCAACCTCTCTGACAGCGCGCTGAAGGAGGTCGTGGCTGACCTGGGCCAGGTGGGCGCGGCCAGCGCGCGGGTGTCGGGGCAACTCCAACAGGTTGGAGTCGCCGCGACGCAGACCGGTGGCCGGTTCCGGTCCGGCGCGCTGGAGATCATCGGGTTCGGCTCTGCTGCGGGCGTTGCCCAGGCGGGCACGATGGCGCTGCTCGGGGGATTGCGTTCCGCGGCCGGAGGGCTCTGGCAACTGCATACGGGGCTGGAGAACACGCGCGCGCGGCTGCTGGCGTTCACGAAGGACGGGGCGGAGACAGAGCGGCTCCTGGGCATGATCCAGGAGGAGGCAGCGAAGAGCCCCTTCGCGTTCGGGGAGATGGCCGATGCTGTCGCGGGGTTGTTGCCGGCGGCGAAGGTCACCGGCGCGGCGCTGGAGGAACTGATCGACCTGGCGCAGATTTTGGCGGCGTCGAATCCGGCAGAAGGACTGGCGGGCGCAGCATTCGCCCTTCGCGAAGCTCTTAGTGGTGATTTCACGTCCGTCATTGAGCGTTTCAACTTATCCCGCGTTGCGATCAATGATCTCCGTGCTCAGGGCGTGCCTGCGCTCGAAGCTGTCAGCACGGCGTTGCGCGACATGGGCCTTGACATGGCAGTCGTTACAGGCCTGTCGCAAACTACGACCGGACAGATTTCGACCCTGACAGATCGCTTCGAGCTTGCAGCCCTAGCCCTCTCGAAGCCCTGGTTTGATGAGTTCAAGCGCGGACTCTCCAGCGCGATGGGCGCAACTGAGGGTGCTCATTTTGACGCGCGGATCGAGCGATGGACAGCAGCGTCTGAGACGCTTGCGAAGGCGTTCGGGTCGGTTGCGGGCGAAACTCTCCCAGCCCTCGTTGACACACTTGAGTCAACTGCGGAAAGCATTGCGATAACCGGCGAGGCGCTCGGGACACTTTCAGAGATCCTCGGCAACATGTTCCCTCCAGAGGCGCAAGAAAAAGCCCGTGGGTGGCAGCAAGCGCTCTCCGATTTTCGGGATGCCGCAAAAGAAACCGCGTTCGATATCGCTCGCTGGACAGCATCGGGCGGCCCACTTCACCTCATCATCAAGTTCTCTGACGATTACGAGGAAGCGCTCGCCAACCTCACTGCGAGGACATCCGAGGAGCAAAGAGCGGCGCAAAACTATCGTGAAGAACTGATCAACGTTGATCTCGCTACGCGCAACGTTACCGAGTCCACCAACAATCTGATCGACGCGCTCGAACGCAAGCCGGACTGGTGGTTTGGCGAGAAAGCGGCGGGCGATCTCGGTGGGGTCAGCCGGGCATCAGCGTCCACCGCGGATGAATTGCAGCACCTCGCGACGCAGGCAGAGCTGGCCGGCGCCCAGGGCCGTGACGCGATGATGAGCATGGCCGATGGGCTGGATACCGTCACCCAGGCATCGTCCGCCGCGGCGTTTGCCGCCGACAAGCTCGCCGAGTCCCATCGTGCGTTTGGTGGAGCGCTCGACTCGATCACCGGCGTGATGGACATCTACGCTACCCAGCGCTCGCAGTTCCAGCGCGACGCGAGCGCGATGGAGCAGGCGTACGACATCCTCATCGAGCGCCAGAAAAACAACATCGAGCTGACCGCGGAGCAGGTGCTGTTCCTCGAGAACTACGAGCGCGCGCACGCGCGCGCGATCGGCGGGGTCGAGGACGCGACGATCGCGGAGGGGATGCTCGCCGAAGCGAAACAGAACCTCGTGATCGCCCAGGAGGAGCTGGCGAAGGCGATCGCGCGGGGCGAGGAGAACCTGGAACCCTACCTGGAGGACGTGCAGAAAGCCGGCGATGTCCTGAATGGGTTCCAGCCGGATTCGCCAATGAAGCAGGCGATCGACGCCATCGCTGAGGCCATCTCAGGCGACGAGGGGTTGATCGCCGCGATCAAGCTGCTGCCCCAGGAGATCGCGATCGCCGTCGATATCGCGATCAACGGGCAGAGCGAGCTGGACAAGCTGTTCGGCGACCTGGGCGGGACGTTCGCCGGCGGGTTCGGCGGCGGCGGGCCTGCGTCGAACGCGCTGCCGGCCGGCGGGAAACCGCTTGCGCGCTACACGATCCCGGTCGGGGTCAATGTCCAGCGTGGCCCGTTCGATACGTTCGTGCTCGACATGGGAGAGATGGCGCAGGGGGAGCATGACGCGACGGCCACGGCCCAGGCCGCGGTCGAACGCACGGTGTTCGATACCCTGCTGACCGACCTGACGACCTTCGCGGGACGTACCTATGCGGCCACGGTGACGACCGTTTATCAGACGAGCGGAACGCCACCCGGTGGGGTTGTCTCGGACGGTGGCGGTGGCGGCGGGTCGAAGGGGCAGCAGGCGCAGGGGCTGGGAGGATTGCCCGCGGTCGGGCCCGAGGCGTTGGCAGGAGCCCGTGACAGCCTGAGTAATGCCCAGGAGTACGCCGCGCTTATCGACGAACTGGTGCGCGCGCTCGGCGAGATCGCGGCGCGAGAAGGGTCCGCTGTCGAGGCGGCGAAGGCCTATGCCTCCGCCGCCAGGACGGTGCTGGACGTATTCTCGACCGCCCTTGACCTGACGCGCGAGTTGGGGCAGTCGGCGGTCGTCTACGGTGACGTGCAGGAAGCGGCCATCGCGGCATTGAAGTTCCTGACCGAGAAGGCCGTGGCGAGCCTGGGCGATTCGGCCGCGCTCTATTCAGGCGAGTACCTCGAGCACCTGACCGTCTACGCCGATGCTGCCCGAGGCGCGTTGGGCGTCGTGACCGATGCCGTCGCGCTCGTGCGGGAGCTCGACGACACGACCATCGTCTATGGCGAGTGGCAGGCACAGGCGGTCGCCAACCTGAAATTCATCGCTGAGAAGGCGCTGAGCAGTATCGGCGACTCGGCCGCGATCTATGCAGGTCCCTATCTGGAACAGACGCAGATATACGCCGATGCGGCCGCGTCGGCGCTGTCGGTGCTGCAGGACGCGCTGGAGCTGGTCGAGGCGTTGCGCGACACGACCGCTCTGGCGACGGTCGATATGGGGATCGTGACGCGCAACGCGGCGACGCTGGCTGCCGTCGCATTGCAGGCGGCGACGGCCTTTGGCGGCGCGGCCGCGACCTGGCGGGGCGGTGAGACGGAGCAGCTCGCGGCGGCGGTGGCGGATGCGACCAGGGCGCTCGCGGACACGATCGCCCTGCTGGATGCCCTCGGGAACGGCGCTGCCGCGGCGGTGAAGAGCAACCACCGGCTGGAGGGACAGGTCGCCGGATTGGCCGAGCAGGCGCGGACGATCGCGGCACGGTTCGCCGACGCCGCGGCAGGGTGGGACGACGCGGCCGGTCCGGCGATGAGCGATCTGGCCGAGGCCGTCTCGGCGGCGACCCGGGCGCTCACCGATACCCTGGATCTGCTGGCGGCGCTCGACACCCCGATCGAGGAAGGGACGAAGCGCGCGGTGCTGATTGAGCGACGCGTCGCGCAGTGGAGTGCTGATGCGCGCGTGATCGCCGACGCGTTCGCGGCGGCGGCCGACGGGTGGCGGGGCGAGGTAAACCCGGCGGTCGAGGAGTTTGCCGAGGCGGCGGGGCACAGTCTGGATGTCCTCGCGGCCGTCCCGACCGCGCTGGAGGCGATCCTGGCCTTCGGCGCGACCGAAGACCGAGTCGACGTGGCCGGGCTATCGCAACAGATGGCCGCCGACGTCAGGATCATGACCGACGCGCTCCTGACCATCGCTGACGATTACACGCCGCTGCAGGTCGAGGCGCTGGCCACATTCGCCGAGGGCGCGGGTCAGGGCGTGGCCCTGATGGGCGAGACGGCGCGGGCGATGACGGCGATCGCCGAGACCTCGCGGCTGTCCGAGCAGCAGATGCAGGTGTTCTACGCGAATTTCCTCGACATCCTGGAGCTGATCGCCCAGATGGCGGCGGCAGCGGAACCGTACGCCGAACTGGCGGCCGACCTGGCGGCGACGCTGGAGGATATCGCCGACGCGATCGGGGCGGCGGCTGAGGCGGTAGGGGACGCAGCGGGGGATAGCGCGAAGGCGTTGGGATCGACGGCTGGGGCGACGAATGCGCTGGCGGCGAGCATCGGGCGCGGGCCTGGGGGGCGGGGGCCATTCAGCGGCCCGCCGAACGCTGGGGGTGGCGCTGGGACGAGCAGCGACCCGACGATCGACGCGTTGATCTCGTCGCTGCTGGGGTTCGACGCGACGGCGCAGCAGTTGGCGGATGTGATCGAACTCGTGGCGAGTCAGATCGAGGCGGCCAATCAACCACATGCGGATTGGTTCAGCCAGGAGGGGTGGTATCTCAAGAACGAGTTTCTGAGTCTGATTGGCGGCGCAATCTATGGGCAGGGTGGAGGGTACCCAAGCCTGAGGGCGAGAGACGACCCAGAGGCATTGGCTGCGCTATTCGATCAACTGCGTGAGCTCGCGCAACAGGATTGGGTCGACAGTCTCATCAGCCAACTGGAACGACAGATCGAGTCCGGCACAGTCACGAATATATTCGAGATCATGGAACAAATCAACAAGATATTTTCCCTCATTCAGGGGGAAATGCAGGGCTTATTCCCCATCGATACTGGCTCAGATTCCGGGGCGCTCGACGCTGCGAATTACGCGGCGGAGCAGTTGGCGCTGTTGCAGGAGATGCTGAGCAACCCGGAGGCATGGCCAGCGGCGGCGACGCAGGCGGTGGCGGACCAGCTCGCGGCGTCGCTGGCGGACCTGGGCATCCTCGGCATGAGCCAACTCGATTTCGTCAACACGTTGCTGGGAGCGGTGGGGGTGTCGCCGCTGGCGGATCTGCCGGCGGCGGTGGGGCAGGCAGTGACCGACGCGGCGACCGTGCAGGCAGAGATCATCGCGGCGGCGGTGGCGGCGGCATTGGAACGCGCGACTGGACAGATGAGCGGCGAGGTGTCGCGGTCGATCGGGAACGCGATGCGTGAGGCGTTGAGCGGAGCGCTCTGATGCCAGCGAACGTGATTACGTCGATCGGGGGGAACGCGGTCAACGGCTCGACCTCGTACCGGGTGGTATTCCCGGCCGGGGACCCGCTCGTGCGGCGCAAGACGGTGCAATATGCGCGGCGACGGGTCGGCGGGCCACGGGTGATTGCGCGCAATTGGGAACCGCTGGAGTTTTCGCTGCTGATCGCGGCGGCAGACACGGCGACGGCCTACGCGACGCTGAAGACGACCATCGAGCAATGGTTCCAGCCGTGGGGGAACAGCACGACCCGCCTGGTGGCCAACTGGCATGACGGGACATCGGTCTACGTCGATGTGGAGTTGTTGGAGTTGCGCCCGCGCCAGGATGCCGGGGCGGTGCAGACGTTGCAATATGAGGCGCGCTGTGTCGCGCCGACGCCGATCTGGCAGGCGGAGAGCCTGACGACGAGCGCGAGCAACCCGGCATCGGTGACGAACAGCGGCAATGTGCCAACGCCGCCGGTCATCGAATTGACGACGGGGACGCACGTGACATACCGCTCGTGCCAGGTGTCTGGGGCAGGCATGGCGAATGGATTTACGGCGACGCCGATCAAGTTCGCGCTCAACGACGCCAACGCGACGGCGACGAACGTATTCGTTTGGGTCAACGGTGTGCCAGCGAAATGCACCGTCGTCAATGGCGGCACGACGACGTCGGTGGTCTGGACATTGGTGGATACGAACCCGGACGGTACGAGCACCCAGGTGGACATTATTTACGGGAGCGGGCTGACGAATCCCCTGTGTGGGAAGTTGGAGGACCCTGATCTGTTCGATAGCCTCTCGGTGGCGAACGATTCCTGGCGTTGGGATAACTGGCCGATCAGCACGCATCCATCGTTCGCCGGTTCCTGGGTGCCAGCGGCGACGGCATATCACAACCCGTCCGCCAATATCGTCTACCAGTTGCAGTCCGACGGGGCAGCAGTCACGTTCGAACTGCTGACGCAGGGGAAGAGCGATTACGACTCGATGTATGTTGCCGTGCCGGGCGGCGGATCGAGCATCGTGAATCTGAGCCGAACGACGGCGAATCTGAATGGTGCGTCAGCCCAGGCGT